TTCAGTTTCTCTTTGATATCCTTTTGGTAAAACCATAATATGTGACATATCATCAAGATCAATATATTCATTATTTTCATCTAAATGCAAGTCTGATAAATCCAAACCAGCAAGTTCAGACTCTCTTATTCCAGTTCCTCTTAATACACGAAAGATAGCAATATTTCTATTCCTTACACATTCATCCTTTTTCCACATTATTTTTTCTTCCATATCATTAAGCTGATTTTCTGTTGGAAGTTTTTGTGTTAAGTTGTTTTTAGAAGATATCCCTTTATATTTTATTTGTTTACTAAAATCTTCCATACTGTTATAGAGTTCTCTCAATAAACATTCTCTATATGAATATACATTTTTTATAAAACTTTTTATAATATTTTTTCTTGTCTCCGTTGTGGTTGGAGACATTCCATTTGTTTCCTTATATCTAAGGTATGAACTAATATTTTGTGGTCGCAAGTCACTAAAATCAGAAACTTCTATTTCAGAAATTGATTTCTTATTAATGATATTACTTTCAATCAACCACTGTAAAAAATCTTTAATTGCCACTAAATAATTTAACGCTCCGTTCTTGCTTTCCAACTCATTCAAGTAATCTCTTAAAAACTGTGGTGCATTTAACTCATCCAACTTCCTATCAAGCTTTTCAGCATTTTTGTTTTGTACTTTTATCTTATAACACATAACCTCAACCTCACTTTCTACTTATTTATTCTCGTATTATAGTATTGACTTCTTATAGTTTTCGCTTTGTCGTATGCACTTAATAAATCATCACACCATCTCACTTCTAAGTTCTTTGTCACTTGACCATTGCAACCATTGTTAAAACATGACAAATCTTTTATATGACCTTTTTCTCTTGTGTGACAGCCACGTTGTATACCAGATCCAAGTTGATTTATTTTCATGCAATTCAAACAAATAAATTGACTACTGCGTTTTGGATTTCCATAATTCATATTCATCACCTCATTTTCTGCAATAAAAAAGAAGCAGATTATTTTCTGCTTCTAATAAAACTCCCAGTTCCTCATCACTGCATTCATACTTTGGTATGGACACCATGCATCACTATCTATATCATAAATATAAATCATACTGTTATACGTTCTTATTTTAACATGGTATATAATACCAGTTTTAAATCCCATCGAACTTATTCCGATAAATTTTGCTTTCATTCCTAGAATCTCCTAAATATCTTTTTTAATTTTCTTAATAATACAATGGTCTTCACACAGTTCGTCCTCTTCCTCTGTTAACGGTCGTCCTAAAATGCAACAATATCAAAAATCATATGCATCACAATTGAACTGATTCCCATCATATGTGTTTCCAGTACATTTCGTTTCTAGTTCAGTCTCATGCTTCTTCATGCAGTCACCTCGACAATTTTTATTTCAGATTCGGTATGTTTGCTATTATTAACATAATTACCGTTTTTTGTTTATTTTAATTAACATTCAATGAAAGCAATTTTTCATTTGATTAATGTATCTACATCAATATTTGTTTTAAAAATAACAAACGATCCTGACTTCATTAATTCATCCGTTTTCTTAGTAGCTTCTCTCCAATCTAATCCTTCATAATCTCTTTTTGAAATTTCGATAAAATCAGTTTCGTAAATTTTCTTATGAGTCTTTTTTATATCAACACATCCACTACTATTCAGTTCAGGTCTTCGTATTTTTACAACATACATATCATATTTTGTGTCGATTATAAGCACACTTGCCATTTCACAGATTCTTTTATCTGGCAATCTACTTATAAGTTTTGTTCTAATATCTCCAATATCCTCTTTATATAAATGTGGCTCATAAACACAATCTACAAAGCTTCCAAGTACCTTCATATTATTACCTCCAAATTTCCATAAGAAATCGTCATTTCATCTTTGTCAAACAATCTGGACAAGTATTTCCATATTCTTTTGTCCATCTCCAATCACTTGTAGCATTTTTTAACCATTTAACACTTTTACTGTTATGATAGTCTCTGTTTATAATATCTCCACAACAACCACAAGCCACTTCCATATATATAATAGCTTTTTTCATTTATATTACCTCTTTCAATCTTCCGAGTAAATCATTCTTTACTTCGATTAACGCATTAATTCTGCTTTGTAACTCATATTTATTATCTGAATGACCTATCCAAACTTCCCCCACTTGTGGATTTTTTGGTTCACATGATTGAGTATACGATGAATTAATAAGAATAAGTTCACTCTCACATCTCTTGATTTCTGTATCAAGCTCATCAATATATTCTCTTATTTTTTCTCTCATATCTGGTTGATTTTCATACTGATATAGCTTTTGTAGTGGTTCTTGCATTGCATGATTGGCTTCTACACTTGCTTCGCCATACATATATAATTGCTGTGCAGGTGAATTTGGTAAATTATAATTCACTTTCTGTACCAGCTTATCCATAATATCCTCCCTTTATATAATAAATTATTATGTATCTCAATATCCTTATTCCCACATATTTTATTCTATAAATAAACAAGCACTTATTTAACTAAATATTATTTCACATAAAATTACTATATTCTAATATCGTTTTATTGTTCTGCTTTATCTAAAATATAGCGACAAAATCTATAAAAATATACAGAAAGTCTTATATCATAAACTTCGGATATTGGTTTTTTATCTATTTTCTTTTGTCTCTTTTTTCGTTTTTTCTTATTTCGATCACATGCAACAAGTTCTTCTTTTCTGTATATGAGTCTTGCAAACCCCATATTAGCTAATTTACAAAATATGTTTTCCATTAATTGATAAGTAATATTAAATTTACATTGATGTATATAATATTCTTTAAATTTTTTCCAACTATTTATTTTTAAAAATGGATCATGTTTATCTAACCATTTTTTATAGTCAATTAGAAAACATATTTCTCTATACGATAAAGTATTTAATATATCTAGATATTCTTCAAATACACTGTTCTCAATACGTTCATCCATTAAATATCCATTTTTCATGAGATTGCCAAAAAATTTTACTTTATCGTTAGTTGCAAGTCTTCTTACTGCTTCCAATGTTTTATTAAAATTAACAATGAACTCTACATCATTTACCATTTCTGTTGTAATATTATTTGTATCTGAAAAAATTATATCTATCAGTTCTTGTTGCTTCTTTTCTTGAAATTCGTTTAATAAAACTTCTGTTGTAGAATCAATCATATCGCCTATGACTGGGATTGATTTTAACGATGATAGAAGAACTGATTGTACAATTGGATTGCCTTTTATATCTCTCAATTCGTTTACATTTTTCAAATCATTTTTGATGTCATCTATTTTATCCATAATATTTAATCTCCAAATACATTACATACTATTCCAAAATAAAGTTAAATTTCTTTGCCTTTTACTCACAAAAATTTTTAGTCCATAAGATACTCCCGTCATTGTTGCAGGTTAATTCAATCCCATATTTTGTTTTAAACCATATGTCAAGCCATTCAAGGAAGTCTTTTGTAACATTAATAATGTAGCTACTAACACAATTCATATTTGGCAATGCAATTTCCATATGTGGAATACGTGAATATTCTGTTTCCCCCTCATACTCATATCTGAATGGACAACCCTTAACCGCTAATTCGTTATTCAATTCTATTACCATTTCTCTTGTTATCTTCATACTATTACCTCCATTCTTAAACCCATAGTAAACTTAAAGTTATTGGGGGTTTATATCTGATATTCAGATGCGCACTTGTCACATACACTAAGATTATCTTCTTCAATATAGTTGCCACATAACTTACAATGATGTGTTTTATGTTTATTCTGTTCTATTTGAAGTAGTATATCTTTTTCTCTTTCTGCTTCGTCTAAATCAATACCGAAAAATTCAGCAAGCAATTTTTCTTTGTTAATATAATCTCCATTTCCCATAACATCAGCAAATGGGTTTTCCCTCTTTTGCTTTCTGTCGAATACGGTATATTTACCTAAAAACCAATTCAAAAATTCTCCGCATAATTGTGACTGTTCTTGAATTTCTACCATTCTATCCAGTGTTGGTGTTTTTGACTTTTTCATAAAATATCATCCTTCCATAGTAAACTTAGATTTCAAATTGTTATTCAAAAATCAATTCTACTGTATTTCTCAATTACCTTTTCTTCTTGTGCAATTCTGTATGGGAAGAAATCATTTACCATCCAATTTTTATAGTCTTCAAATGAGTCAAGATCTTCTTTTGTTTCCCACGGAGCACCACCATCACATATACAAGCAGTTCTATACATTTCTGAATTAAGATATTCTTCTTTTGTCATATTTTCCCATACTTTTTGTTGTTTATAATATCCCTTCAAAAATTTTATCGCTTGATTGTATTCTTTTCTCTGGAACGACCGAAGTTTATCTTTTATCAGCTTATCAAAACATGTTGTTCCAAAGTTAAAACGTTCTCCTTCTACGGTTTCAATGCTACATATATTCTGAATAGATTTACCACAACAAGAACAAGTGCTTGATTCTGATCTTGGTACTGAATAATACGCTATTTTTTTAATTTTCATATTAACACCTCTATCACAAGAAAACTTGGTTTCCTATTATATATTCTCTATTATACACAAAATGGAACCGCCTATAAAGACAATTCCATTCTATACTATTCAAAACATTGAATAAATTTTTTCATCCATTCTTTATCCACGTTTCCACCCAAAATATTTTCTAATCCAAGGAAACTATTATTTACTTAGAATATGTATTCTATTTTCCATTTTACACAATATCATTCAACAACTCAATTACTTCATCAAGTTTGTCACTTGCTTCTTCCATACTATCAATTGCATCTTCAGAACACATTCCTCTGTAACTGCTTTGTAAACCTTCTGGCATATTATCAAATGCGTCCTGTTCTTCATTAAGTATGGAAGATAACTCACTTGATATCTGTTTTAATTCAGTTTGTGTACTCTGAATCCTTGCTTTAAGTTTACCTATTTTTTCTCTTCTTTGTTTATTCATTACCTATCACCCCATAATGCATGGACTACATCATAATCACTTGGCATACATGTACATGTCAAAGCTCCAAATTTCAACTTATTAAATTCTTCTTTTGTAATTTCAATTCCCATATCGCCATCAACAGTAGTATTGTAATCAAGCTTTCCTTGACATTCTGGACGGAAATACCATACTCTATAGAACTCTTTACCAGTCTTACTATTTTTACCGCTAAACAAACAGGTAATTGTTCTGCCTGAACTAATTTCAGTTGTAACAGTTTTTCCGAAATATGGATTGTATTGACTATATACATTTTTCCCGTATTTTAGATTTTCCTGTTTATCATGTTCACTCATTTCGAATAACTGCTGTGTACCTCTTCCATATGAAGTGTCATACACTTTACTGCTATTCACACCAACAGTTGAATATAATTTAACTCCGTTTCTATCAGTAGTTTCAACTCTCTTTACTCGCTCTCCATTGATGTAATCATTGCACAATCTGTCCATATAATGCACGTTCCCATCTTTATCAACTGTACGAGTAATTTTCTTCATATCATAGTTATCTTTAGCTGCCTTTGCAGCACTTCCTGCATAAATTCCTAAGAACGCTAATAGACCTCCGAACATAATCATCAACCACCTTTCTTATTTTCTCCACTTTTCCATTTCATCTACAGACTTCTTGTTTAAGTTATTATACATATCCTGTCTCTTACGAGATTCTTCCTTTTGACTGGCTCTCCAAGGAAGATAAATGCATAAGTATCCTGCAATCAAACATCCAATTAATTCTCCCATAATGATTACCTCCATTTTTTCTTTAATTATATCATATTCTGTGCCCGACAAATAGTACTGAAATGCACTTTTCATTGTGTTTAAGGTTCGATTAGTTTCATATAATTTCCATCAGCAATTGCAATAAATTTTCCGCTATCAATTTGCACAATTGCGATACATCCATCTGTCCAACAATCACAACACGATGACGCTAAAATAATACCTTTTATCTCTTCGTCTGAAAAGTAATTGGATAATCGAATTTTTAGCATTTCTTCTGATAACTCTCTTCTTGCTACTAATCCACCTTTACCATTTTTATGTGCTTCTTGAAATGTCATTTTTTACTCCTTTTACTATTTTGAAATTTCCGTTTCCTATGCTACAAAATCTGTATCTGCCATATCAGATAAATTACTTGTTGTCTTAACACTTTTAATGTCATAAGATAATCCACTCTTTATCATTACGGCTTTTGCAAGGATTTCTACTTCCTCTGTATTAAACCCAGATACAAATACAGTTTTCCCGTTGTTAAAAGTTACAATATAATGATTCTGTTTCATTTTTAATTCTCCTTTCTAAATCGCTGATTCTTAGGCTTTCTTTCCAAGATAATACTTAACAATCTTTTTAAAATCTTTATCACTTGCATAAGCAAACCTGGGCTTTGTTCCATTTGAATTAAATTCAGTTACACTTGAAATTGCATATCCTTGTACGGTTAATCCTGCCAAATATACAAGTAAGTTCAGTTTGTATCCGAGACTGTCAAACTGAATTTCTTTTCTTAATTTCTGTACTTCTTCATCGTAATTGTCATCCACTTCGACAATCATTTCAGAAGCATATGTATTAACTTTATATAATCTATTGTTGATTTTTCTTACCATATTATTTCCTCACTTTCTCAGTAAATCATCGTTTCATTGTCTCAATTTTTATTAATGGTTTTATTCTTTTTCTGCCAATATTTTTCCCTTGTCGATTAAGCAACAGCAAAGTTTTATTATATGTTTCAACATCTATAATCGGCTCAAAATTTCCCTTATAAGTTTCACCACAAAAAGTATTGTATCCACAATATTGTGTTCTGGTAAGAATTTTTTGAACGCTATAAGCTGTTGGAATTTTACCTCTCTTTCCTTTGAATCCTCGTTCTTTTGCTTCTTTCGCAACTTCTGATAAATTTTTTCTTAATAAATACTCAGAAAAACAAAAACGCACATATTCTGCTTCTTTTTTATTGATTTTAAACGAATCTTTTCCATCTAAATCATATCCTAATATTTCAGAACAAGTACGTTTTCCTTGTGTAGCTCTCTCTAACATAGCAGCACTGACTCTTTCACTTGTCAGTTCTCTTTCTAACTGTGCGAATACACCAACAACCCCGATCATTGCTCTTCCCATTGGCGTTGAAGTATCAAATGATTCTGTATATGATATCATAGATACATTCCATTTCTGGAATTTTTCCATTGTTGAATATAAATCAGATACACTTCTTGTAAATCTACTAAGTGCCCAAAATAGAACCAAATCGAATTTACCATTTTTTGCATCATTTAGAAGTCTATTTATATCAGGTCTATGCTCAATATCTTTTCCAGAAATCCCTTTATCTGCATATAAATCATATACATTATATTTCCGTTCCTCACACCATTTCCTAAGTGTTTTTTCTTGTGCGTCTAAAGAATATCCCTCACGAACTTGATCAAGCGTACTTACACGTATATATATTGCCACTTGTTTTTTATTCTCCACACATAACACCTCTCATTCCATTTCTATTCCAAATTCAAGGCAAGCGGCACATCCCATTTTATCAGGATATATACCATCATTATCCGCAACAATTTCCCATCCATATTCAAAAGATACTATGTTGTCATATACTGCTTGTGGATTATCTTCATTACCATCCCAATCCGTAGCTGGATTATCTCCATTTTTTAATGCTTGTATATCATCCATTAGTCTTCCAGATGTTCCGTATTCATAACCACTATGTAAATAATCTACAATTCCATTACTATTAAATACAACTAATGTTAATCCACCACCATTATCCTCAATAACTTCATATTTTCTCATAAAATTTACCTTCGTTCTTCACAATAAATCCTCATTTCATTCTGGTATTAAGCTCGTTATTTGTTCAAAACACATCTCAAAAAATGTTTTGGATTCATCATTTGTAAATTCCTTTTCCATCCAATGTTTATTTCCATTGTTATCAATGTAGTAAAGTTCATATTTTTCTTCGTCTTGAAACATATGGAATCCATCAGAATCAAATACTACACATGCACCAAAACAATCCGACAAATAATTTTCTCCATCCAAATTTATTGCATTTTTAATATATTTGTTGGGTACGTTGTCCGCTACGCACCAAAAAATTATAGAATCTCCAAAATTGTCAAAATGTTCTATTTCTTTACATGTAATCATAATTATTCCTCCATTCTTCCAAAAGAAACTCTTGTTTCTTTACCTAGTTTCTTTCATATTTATAATAGCTTCCGAACCATACAAGTTTTGGGTTCATAATCGTACCAACATTTTCTTTAACCTGACCACTATCGTTAAATCCTTTCTCGGTCATTTGTTCTGCATGTTTATTCCGTTCCTCTTTCGAATCATAATGGTATTGTTCTATCACTTCTGTATAAGAAGTATGAACTCCATTTTCATATGAATGTTTCTTCATGATACTTTCTTTTACAATCTGCATATTCATCACTCCATTTCTACACGACTTCATCAACTTCAACTACATCAGGATTATCGCTGAACCACGAATCATCTTCTGCAATTTCCTTTATCTCAATAAAATCTCTTTCAGAATCAAAGCAATTGTTGTGTTTCAAATAAGCTGCTTTCACCTTTTCTCTTGCATCTTCATATGACTCTGCCTTTACAATTCCAATAGCCAATTCTTCAATCCTGTAAGCATATAAATTTGTAATATCTAGCATAATCATCACCTCTCTTCAATCTCAACACCATTGTCTTCTGTATATGTTCCAAGATTCATTGTATCTGCATTTATATGTCCGTAAGTATATCCGTTATCATTTGACAGATAAATCGGACAGTCACCAGCATTATCATAGTCTCTTAATTCAATTAACTTCTCTATCATCTGATTAACTGTCATTGTTTCATCGCACTGTTCAGGAGCATATCCGCTACGTGTTCCATCAATAAACAAACCTCTGAATCCTTTAACTGTTACAACATCGAATCCAAATACACAGTATTCATACTCATCGAATAAATAATCACAGATATCTTCCTCTTCTGTGTTTTCTGGAATCGTTACTTCCGTTGGAAGTTCATTTAACACTTCCTTATCTCCATCTGTGTCCCATTTAATATTTATTGCCTTTAACATAATCATCAACCGTCCTTTCTAATCTACTGAAATAACATGTTTTTTACCCGTTGCGTTACACTTTGGACATGTTTCAATTCCATTTATATAATTTTCTGCTAACCATGCTGCGCCGCATTTTTTACATCTCATCTTCGTTGACCAACCACCATTCTTTTCGCTATCAATAGTTCCATAATCAACAAAGCCTACGATTGCATCACAATCAATTACTCTAATTTCCATCGAATCAACTCCTTTGAAATTGCTATTTCTTTCTTTACATTGTTATTTCGTGAATTTTATCCCAATCAATCTGTTTGAATAACTCACTTCTAAACTCTTCCAACTCATCTGCCTTTTCACACTGTTCACAATAATCATCCACATCATCAAAGTAGTCATCTTCTGTTTCCATATACCAATCTTCCCAATCCTGAGAATCTTCATCCCATCTCTGAACTCCACCGCAATTACAATAATCAGGCTTAATTCTATTCTGTAACTGAAATGCATCATATGCAGCCAATAAATCCATTACCTTTCTGCCTTCTTCAACTGTTTCTACAGGAACATAAAATGCTTCCTCTGTTGCACCTGCTTGTGGAATCCACCATACTCTTAATTTGCTCATATCACTTAACCTCACTTTTCTATAATACTTTAATTAAATTTCTGTTTACCTATCGTTTAGCACCTTGTAATGAACCTGCCACATACAAATAATCATCTCCGCTTGCCTTATTTGTAATTCCATAAGCACATTCGCCAATTTTATCAATCCATACGAACTGACCATCTTCAGTTAATTTGCAAGCCCATTGCGTAGGTTCTCCATTGTCGTTATCACAATCATGTACTATATTCCATTTCATTTCCATCACTCCAATCTATTTAAATAATGTATGCTTTCCATCTGCATCACGTTTCCATTCATAACCGGCAAATTCAAGTGCTTTTAAAGCTCCGTTATAATAACTCATATCCTGTGGTCTTGCGTCTTCCATATTTGCAATTATCCACCGTTCATCTAACCATTCTTCTGTCTGTTGCTTAATCTCTTTTTGTGTTCTCTTCATATCAATCACTCTCCAATCTCTTCTGCAATTTCTTTTCGTGTTCCTCTGATTGAACAACCTTCTGTATCATGTTTACTAAGAATATTCCAAATTGCATTTTCTTCATCTTCTGTAAGACAAAATCCTCCCCAATAACCAAAGTCATTTTTGCCATGCTCGATTACAATTCCTGAAATTCTACACATACTCATGCCTCCTTGTAATCTTCAAGCAATTCATTCAAGTTGCCTTTTCTCCACCGATGAAGTTTTCCGTCACCAGTGTAATTTCTAACAACTCCAACCTTGCGACCTGCAACTTTCTGATCGTGCTGTATATACTGACGAACAGAATTGTGATAATGTCCGTCACTATGTACCTCAATGTATTTTCGTTTATTTCTCTTGTTCTGATAGATTTTAATCATTCTCATACCTCCACAATCTCAATACAGAAATCATCAGGATCATATTCACTACCTTCAATGTCCCAGTCATTCATGTATTCTTCTTTTGCGTTATAGGCTTCTTCTTCTGCTTCACCATAGGAATTAAATAATCCCCATTCAAAATCTCCACTGTCTCTTAACTGACCACCATCATAACTGATAATATATTTGAACATCTTGATCACTCTCCTTTGAAATTTTTCAAATAATCAGCTTTCATTTTTCTATATTCTGTTTCAATTTCGTCTAATCTTTTCTGTTCTTCATCACACTCTTCTTGTGATTCAAATACATCATAGTAATGTGTATCTCCACCCCAACGACATCGCACAATTTTATCTTTTTCTTCAGCCGTTAATTGATATACTCTGTACATTTTTCATCACTCTCCATTCAGATTAGGACATAAACCAAGTCCACCATCAATTTCAGGTACTCTTCTATATGCTCCTCTGTGTGGACATTCTTCTTTTTTACATTCAGTACAATCACATTTCTGATATTCCTCATAACTCATTTTCCAGTTTGTCTCTGCAAATCTTTCTCTTGTCATCATACTAATTCCATCTCCTTCATAAATTTTTCACGTCTACGTTCTTCAATCTGTTCTACTTTATTCTGTAAACCCATATACATTTTTGCATATTCCTTTGATTCTGATTTCTTTTCGCTAAAGCTCCCACTAATCGGAACGTGTGGAAGATCTTCTATATGTGCATACCATAAACAAGATTTTGTATCTTTTGAAACTACATACTTTTTCATCTATGTTATCTCCTTATCTTCCATATTAAATTGCCTCTTGTAATTTCATTGCTAATATTTCCACATTTGATACTTTGTAATACTTACTTCTTGCACCTTTCCTAAAAAATCCATAAGTTTTATAGTTATTAACTTCATCCACAACTTTGATTTTTCCTTCAATTCCATAATATGTTATAAATTTTCCTGTAAGCTTTTCGCAGATTTCTTTCGCTTCTCTTTCTATTTTTTCTTTGTCTAAGACAGCATTATATTGTATACGGCAACCTATGTTTTCATATTCCATAGACTCAACAAGTGGAATAATTTCATTTAACAAAGTCACATTCTTTTCTACACTTCTATTCGTGTTAAACTCAAGTTTGAAACAGTCCATATAATCTTTCCCATTCCATCCTTTATTACTCCAAAAATATAAATCCCAATCACTATCATATGAAACATTTTCTGATGCTTGGAATGTGGAATATTTGTTTAAAAAGATTTTCAAAATATTTTCCATTGGTTTTGAAAAATCTTTTGCAACCTCTTCGCAGTGTCTACTCCATTGCTCACTTGTCATGGATTCTGCAATCTGTCTATTCTTTTCCTTCTGCTCTTCTGAATAATGCCTATCAAAATGAATAGAATGTATTGAGATTTTTCCGTAACCTTTTTCTATTAGTAAATTTTCATTTGCATTTATATAATGATAATCATGTTCTATATACATATTGCTCAACCTCACTTTCTTGCACCAAATCTCTTTTCCATAATATGATTTACACTATCTTGTGCATGCATTTTCGTGGTTCGAGCTTCCAAAATAATTCCGTGTAATCATTTCGCATTCTCCTTTCCAACAAATAAGACAGACACATTTGTTTGCGTCTGCCTTATTATTCTCTGTATTATGCTTCTTTGACTTCTAAAATCTCGTATTCAACATCTCCATTGTCAAGTCCGTAAATTCGCTTACATTCTTCAACAGATGACACTGTACAGCTTTGTGTTCTCCATTCCCAATTACTCATTGCATCCCTATATCTAAATTTTATATTAAGCATTTGCATTTTCCTCCTTTGGAGTAATTAAACTCATAAGATTATCTCTAATATAGTCACAGAAAGCATCAATACTTCCATTTCCAATAGTCCAACAACTATCTTCATCATAATTCCAATGAATAATTACTTCATGCCCTGCTGTGATATTAGGTAAATCAACATCTTCCTTTCTCGCATATGAACTATTTGAAAGAGCTTTGAGATATACATATCTTCTGATATTCTCAATATCTCTTTCTGTTTCTGCATTGAAAATCTCTACCAGATACTCATCAGAACATTCATCATAAATATCATATTCAGAAGCTCCATTTTTCTTATTATCGAGTCTCTTCAACTCTTTACTAATTGCAAACAGTGCTGATTCCTCGTATTTTTTACACTCTTCCTCGTTTCTAAATATAGTTCCATCCTCTGCAATGTACTCTGTTCTTACAAGTTTCTCGATTGTTTCTGTTTTTCTAATTTCGTTTACTTTCATGATTTTAATCTCCTTTTCTTATACTATATATTGTATTTGTTTGTTTCATGTACCACTATGTCTTGTAATTGTTTTATCAAGAAATTACAATTTCCTTTGCCATTTTAGTTCTGAAATACAATGTCTGATATTTCTTTTATTAATCTTTCAGCATCATTAACTCGCCTTGCTAAAACATCATCTGTACAAAAATCCCATTGCTCATCTTCATTTACCTTTTTTATTATCTGTAACGACTGAGATAATAACGTGTTAATGCTTCCTAATGCTTTTAATGTATTATCTTTATCAATAATATGTTTTGCCATATAACTACACTCCTATCTGCTCCATTGACCAACTTTATTTCCGTTTATATCAATGCAACTACCACTTGTTACTCCGTCTTCTAACTTAGCACAAATGCCTTCAAGTATACGTTTTAACTCAACAGCTTCCCAATATTTGCTTTCATTTCCGTCATAAGGATTACCAAACGCTGCATTACCTGTTTCAATTTCAATTTTCAACATAATTCTTTACCTCCTATACCCATGCTGGCTTTACTTTAGTTTCTGGTAAACTTTCCAACCACTCAATTATATCCTGTGGTACTTCTTCCATTTTCCAAGCAGTTCCATATTTATAACCGCACACTGGACATTCCCTACCAATAAAACCGAGTTTGTGATCTTTATAAGAAATCCAACCTCTTGTCTTATATTCTGTATTTGAATGTCCTAAACAATCTTTCTCTTTTAATTCATATGCATTTTTATATAAATTTCCATATTTTTCAAAGATATCTTCATCATTGTAAACATCAATAGAATATTCCATATTTGCATATGTTGTTTCCTCTTTAGTTGGATAAAATGGTTCTCCATTTTTCAAACATTCCAGTGCTCTTTTCTTTGCGTTATCTTTTTTCTGGCAAGCTTCTTTTGTTAAAGTCCATTTCTCAATTTTAACTTTATCCTGAGTGTGTTCTGTCCATCCAAGTTCTCTCATGTGTTCACAATAAGGACGCATATCATTCAAATGCCATCTATCCCAAATATCACATAATTTGTTAAGCATTTCCGTTGTCCACTCATCTGTTAGTGAACCTTTTCTAATTTCATCTACACACTGACCAGCAGAGCCAAGGCAATCTCCGTTTGATAATGGCGCAACTACACCACACATACTTAATTTTGAATCTTTATATTCAATTCTCACAAATGCATTTCTATCTACTTCGTTTCCTGTTCTTGTGTAAACCTTACATTTACATGGGTTAATGATTTTATACATAATTACGCCTCCTTAATTTCTTTCAACATACTGTCGATACACAATATTAAATTTTCTTCCATATTTTCTTTAACCATTTCCAGATGTTCGTTTACCTGTTTTCTGATTTCTTTTTCTGTTACATTGTGACCGTAATTTGCAATCACTTCATCCATAATTTGCCTATATGTAAAACCTAAAAGTAAGTCCTCATTTTCATGTATAGGCAAATTGTAAGTAAACTCTTTCCCATTCCGTGAATCCGTTTCAGGATCATATAACCATTTACTCATAATTCGTTTCCTCCTTAATTTATGCAATCTCTAAACTGTTCCACCATGCTTTGCCTCCACCTTCAATTCCATAGAAGTCAATAAAAGCATTGATATGTCTCATTGTCGTTGCTGAATACCCATTCCACAATCTCTGAAAAACTCCATTATGTATTCTGCAAACGACTGTATTGTAGCTTGTCAGTTCAATGTCTCCATTGTCTAACTCTGTTACTTTCGCTTTTCCGTAAAATGATTTTCGTATATCATTTACTACAGGTAAATCAAATTGTTTCATGTTCATTCCTCGCTTTCTTGTAATAAAATAGGCAGCTAGGTATTTATTCTCCTAACTGCCTTTGTGTTTACTATAAATTTATTGCTTTTCCGTTCTCATCATATTCAATCGGTACAATATGAACTGCATACCCGATTTCTTTTTCTTTATCATAAATCTCCATTGTGCCACCTGCACAAAATTCAAATGAGAACCGCTTGTCATCCGATTCAAGTAATTTAATCAAATGAACCGTGAGTTCGTTTAAGTTCCGTGCATCTTCTTTTGACTTTTCAATACTTGTCATTTCGCTTCACTCCTTTTCATAAATCTCTAACTTATGTAACAAATTAAACATTGCTACATATCTACCCTGATTCCGTTCTTTGAGTTTATCATTGTCGTTCTGCATTGCATCATCATAATCTTTATTTACTTTTCTAAATTCCTCTGCAATAATTTCAAGAATTTCATCCTTTGTCTTGCTACATGTATATTTTGCCATTTCTCTTCACCTCTTCCTTGTAAATCTTAGTTTCTTTAAAAATCTACAATAGCTTCCATTTCATCAACATCTTCTGTTGACAATCTGAAACTTCCATCTACATAATCTCCATTTGGAAGCTTAATATAATCACTTTCTTTATTGAATTTTTCCATTGCATCTTCTAGTGTATCAGCTTCTACATCTACATATCCTGCCATTTCCCATGTTACTGATAATCTCATAATATCTACCATCCTTTCTCAAGTAAATGCGAATTTCCTATCTTGGCAACATGTAATTGTAATCATTGATTATACTAATCATTGCAAGTTCTTCATCCATCCATCCAGAATCAGGTTCATGAATCTTTTCTAAAAATTCATCTTTTTCCCTTGTAGTTTTGAATCTTCCTGCCACTCTTGGTCTGCCTTCCGTATCTTCCCAAGGAATATAGGTTACTGTCCACCCTTTTTCTTCAATAATATCCATTCTGTTTCTCCTCTTTACTCCGAAATCTCTTTATATGCTTCCACTAAAGTGCAAGACAAACCCTGCATTATCTCTTCGCATATATCCACAATATTCTGAATATATGCATTCTCTTCTTCTGCTGTCAAATCTCTTTTCTCTTCTGCTTCTGTTTCACAAATCCAAGAGTCAAGAGTATTATCTGCAATCATTAAACCTCTAATAATATCAAAATTTGTTCTTGCCATTTTTATTTCTCCTTTCTAATGAAAACACGTATTTATTTGTTAATATTTTTCAATCATTTCTCCGACATGTCCGTTTTTGATTTCTCTAATATGAACTTTCCCATCATTTTCGATTTTCGCCTTGTCATATAATTCACTTAAAATTCTGCTTGCTGATAATTTCTCAACCTGTTCTCTATTTCCGTGGATTCCGTCTTTCATTTTGCTTACCTCCTTATGAAATATCCATTTATTCTGTTTCTTCTTTCATTGCTACATGAACAATAAGACCTTTAATCTGCATTGCCAAGTCTTCCTGTTTTACTCCACCTCTTGCAAGCAATGTACCTCTTTTTGCCATTGCATCTACTTCTTCAAGAAGCTCTTTTATATTTACACATTCTTTCATAATCTTACCTTTACCTTTCCTTATGAAATATCTGTTTTCAGCACCATTTTCCTAACTTGTACATAATATTTGAGATTCCCTTATAAAGAGAACTTCCATAATATACGTCAATATTATCTTCTGTAAATCCATTTTCTTCTTCTGTGAAAATATAATTGATTTGTTCGCACAAATTAGCAAGCTTTTCTCTCTGCTTGTCTGTTAGCTTATCTAACATACTATCACCTCAATCTTTTACAAATCTAAATCATCTTCGCTGCAAACTTCACCGCATTGTCCATCAGAAGCAAGAATTAACGCCTTGTAGTCATTGCCTCTAAACGGAGCTATTCCCTTGCCTTCCTCAATAACGTGTCCAATACATTCTCCATATGCACCGCCTGATGGCTGAAATATAATTTCCATATCTTCGTTGTATTCTTCCAACATTGCTTTTAATTTTCCAACTGTCATTATTATTCCTCCTCACTTTCTGTTACCTCTTTCAAGCTCTCTTCATCTACAATACAGTAACAACCGAGTGCATCTCCAACTCTGTCGTTATCAATTCCAAGTGAAGAAAGAATCTCATTGAATGTGCCTTCGTTATAGTCATATCTATAAATTTCAATATATTTCTGACCTTTGGTTACATAGTTATCTTCTGTTTTGTTTCTAAAGTAATCCAAAGCATTCTGTAAGCAATCAGCTTTTCGCTTTGTATCGTTCCAATAAGTGAAATACGTTCCATGATTCCACTGTTCATCCTCTGGCAGCGTTGGATCATAACCACTTACAACTGCATACTGTGTATCACTTTCGCTTTGTAATAATGCATATTTATCTTTCCGTAAAATCTCAATCCATTTCATTTTTGTTATACCTCCTTACTCTTCTATTCTCGCATTTCTCATTTTGCGTAATTCGGATAAAGCATCCTCAATATCACGTATCTGTGATTTAATTAATTCTAAGTCACACTCTGCCTTATCAATAATGTTCTCAATATCTTCCTCGCTATCATAGGAAACATTTGCAGCATCTGATAATCTTTCAAGTTCTGATTCCAGGTTATTTATTAATTCAATTTTTGCATTTTCGTATTCTTCTCTCGTCATATTATTTTGCACACTCCATTTCTTTTATAAGTCTTTCCCTTACCATTCTGTTTAAGTCCTTGTTGACTGTTATGATTTTATGTGAAGTTCGATTCATATAAATGAAATGACTTCCCTTGCACCGTGCAAATCTATAACCATTTCTATATAAAATTGGTTCAAATTCTCTTAACTGTTTTGTTCTTCTATATGTCATTAACACCAATCCTTTCCTTATTATAATGTGACCGTATAGCCGCTATCTCAGCTTCGTATTCATATGTTATATGTATTGGTTTGTTTTTTGATATTTTCTGTTACCGATGTTTCATTTTTCATCACTCGCTTTCTAATTGTTTATTCTCTGTTACATTGCTTTTGACTTTAATGTTTTCTTTGCAGTTTTGCGTTTCTTCTCTGTGAATGGACTTTCCATTTCATATCTAATAATTTCAGACAGATAATCAAATACTGCACACTGTTCCAAGTTCATAATATTTTCAACAAAAAACTCTGTACCAATGCATTTCTCTTTTAAGATATTCTCCATTTGCTCTGTTCTTCCTTCATAATACGCATATAGTGAATGCATCACTCTGATATACTTTGCAGTATATGCTTTCCCATTATATGTATCTGCATATCCGTTCCACTGTAAATCAGTAATTAGAGTAATGATTTTATCAAGCAATTCCGTTCCATTCTTACGAATTGACTTGATTCCGTCTTTAATTGGTGTAAAGATGCCTACCTGGTTTTCAATTGGATCTCCCTTTACAGCTACATTATGATTATTACAAACTTCTTTTAACTGAATATAATTTTCGTCTCCATACTCGATTGCAGCTCTGTAATAGTCAACCTGAGACATCTTACGTCTATCAATACCTTGACCAAGAAATAATTTAATTGCTTCCTTTTCTGAACATTCAATAATCTCACAAATAACGGATTCGATTTTCCCTTTAAAAGCCCCATAAATTCGATGCATACCATCTACACACCAAAGTTTTCCATTAAGATATAACAGCTTCGGTACTTCCCATTTATATTTGTTGTACTTTGTTCCGATTTCCGTTGCTGCAACTACATCACACATTCTTTGCCATGATGGAATATGTATATGTAAAGGATTGATATTGACAAGTATCTTGTCGCCAAACCGTGAATTTACTTTTGCATTTTCAACAATCTGCTTAATTGTGATTGTTTCAACCTTATCTGTAAATTCTTCCTTATTCCGTGCTTCCTGCATTTCTCTTTCAATTACTGATGGTTCTACTTTTCTTGAATAACACATAACTTTTACCTTTTTAACCTTTCTTGTTTTAATTTTTTACATAAAAATAACGGCTTGCTTTCGCTTGCCGTTTAGTTACTAAACTTCTTCAAATACACCAGATTTAACCATATCTGTTTTCCAACATTCAAAATCGGGATATTCTGTTTTGTCTGCTAAGTCTCTATAAACTTCATGCATCTGATTTTCTGTGAATGTTTTGCCTTTTAGTGGTTCTTCATAAGTGATATATTTCATTTTGTTTCACTTCCCTTCACAATATATTCATTTGCATCCTTACAGTTTTCCATTCCGTGACAACAACATCTGTCACCACAGTTTACGCAAAGGTTACGTTTTATTTCCCTTACCTGTTTTTCAGTCATACTTCCTCCCTCTCTAACATATATTCATAATATTCAGTTTCGCTTGCAAAGAGCATATATTTACCTTTTACAAGTCCTCTGTAGCCTTCTGGCGTGTTATAACCATTCATTCTGTCTCCTTTCTTTTATCTAAAGCATTGCAGATAATATTTCTGCAAAACTTTTATGTTCTTTGTTTCTTTTTTGTTTTCTCTTTGACGCAAGTTCTTCTGCATACTTCATGTTTGAATATGCGATTTCAGCTTCTGGGCGAGTGTCTATGATTTCAACTCCGTTGTAAGCACGGAACATAATTGCTTTTTGCATCATTCCATCGCCTCCCTTGCATCATGCAAAATCCGTGTGATTTCGCTTTCAGATGTTGCTGCTTTGATTTTGCTGATTGTGTTTTCGTTGTAACGTAATTCTTTTGCAATTCTGATTGCATCATATCTTGCTTTTTTCATTTACTTATTCTCCTTTTTTGTACACAAAAAAGACAACCTACAATTTGTAAGTTGCCTTTAATAATTTGATATGCTATTATAATAAGGTCTCTCATTCCTCCTCCCTCTTTATGGTCGAATGATCAGACGTGAGCCGTCAGAATGGCGGCTCTTTTTAGTTCTGGTAATATCCGATGATTTCATAGTCATCATCGTCAATTTGATTATATACCGGGAAATATCTTGCATTTTCCGCATGATAAGCTTCACCGTTCCATTCATTCTGAAGAAGTATTTCTCCGTTTTCAAGAAATACAGGTGGAAACTGTGACAAAATATAAGTAGGTTTATCCGGGAATTTCTCTTCAAACTCTTTCCGTGAGAGTTCGGATAATACATCCGTTTCGAGTTTCCTTGTTGGTGCATCGTCTAGTAAGTGTACATATCTTGCACCATTTTCTGTTTCCAATAATGTTATTTTCATGCTGATTCCTCCATTAATAAAGCAAAGCCAACTGTCTTGCCAACATAGCTTTACTCATGTTATGTGTTTTGATCCCATTTTTAGTTTTAATTTCTACCCGGACTGAATAGATCCGTGATGGTTGTTTTGCCTTTGCAACTTCATAATCACAATAGGCATTGTGGATTTGTTTTGCTTTTTCTGACATGGTTTGCCTCCTTAATTTTGGGTATAAAAATAGCACCTAGTAGTTTTGCCTACGTGGGTGCTTTGGGTTATGATTGTTTAGTTTGATTTACTTGCTCTTACATCCGCAAGTTGCTTTTGTAAAGCATCAATTTTCGCTTGGATTTCTCTTTCCTTTTGGTCTGATTCATTTACCCATTCCATTATATCCCCTGGTTGAACCTTTAGAAATGCACAAACTTTATCTATCATTTCCGTATTCATAGTTTTATTTTGCGAAAATTTTGTTGGTGTGTTTACAGAAATGCCTGCTTCGCATAAGTCTTTCCATTGCATATTACGTTCTTTTAAAATATTCGACAATTTATAATAAACTATCAATTTACTTCACCTCCATTTTATACGCCTCCATTCTATCACAAAATCTTGTGATTAGCAATACACTCTTCTAAAATCATGTAATGGATTTTTCGTGCATTCATAGTCAGTTACTTGACCACAGAATTTCCCTAAACGCACGCCACTAGATCCGCATTTCCGTTTTCGATCGTGTGCTATCATTTGCTTATAATTCAAACGCTTTGAATCGTCTTTGAATTGCTGCGTATAGTCATACATTACCTTTGTATATTCATTACGCATTTCAGTTTTGAGAAATTTCTTTCTACCTGGAATATGAATAAGCACAGTAATTTTGCCTTTTCTCATTCTAAAATCAGAGCAGAAAATCTCTACTCCGTTTTCACTACGCAAGACAATTGTATTGATCGGAAATTGCTTTCCGTGGTAAAGTTCATTTCCAAGTGTTCGTCTAATTTTCATTTTCATTTGCGTTCACTCTCCTTTTATTAAAATGTACACTATTAAAAGGCAGAACCGAAATTCTGCCTTTCGTACTATACATTTTGTTTTGTATTATGCGAAATAATGCTTAATTACAATGTTGCTGATAGTGCTTGCAAGTCCGCTATAATCATAAGTAATTTCACCTGTTTTGCGGTTCTTTTTTGCCTTTACAAGCGTGTTAATCTGACGCTTTTTAAATGATACAGTTCCCTTTTCATCGTCTACATCAAACTTGTTAGAAAATCCTTTGATATAGCAATCGTTCAAGAGTTTCTTATCTTCTGCAGTCAGTTTCACTCTTGTCTTATCTGTATACGGAGTTTCAAAAGGCAGAGAGAAAGTTTTCTTGATGATTGTTTCGAGTTCTGCGCTTGCCTTTTTATAGGCTTCTTTTACCTCTTTGCTTACTACAAGATTTCCGTCATCCCCTGCTTTGGAGTTAATATGAATTGCCTGTAAAGCTTCATAAAGTTCAGGTGATTCAAAAGCAGGAATAATTGCATACTTTACAAGTTTAGAGTTATCCCATGAGCCAAGTACACGAAGTACAGTTCTTATAACATCAGCAGAGTTGCCAAAGTGGTCAGCATTTTTTTGTGACATAGTAGAAATAACTTTATTGTATACTTCTAATGTGTCCGTCTGTGTCTCCACAAACTTAGTCCGTGATTCATTTGCAGAATCTAATTGTACCTGGAAAGCTTGTACTTCTTCTGCTGAATAATTGCCGTTCTCGTTAGCAATCTTCTTCTCAAGTTTAGCGATTGTATCATCGAGTAATTGAATATTCATATTGCAAGACTCGTGCTGTACTGCTGTCATAAGTTCAGACTTAGACTCTTCTGTGATGTTCTTTGCATAAAAATTGATTGATAATGTTTTCATAATATCTCCTATTCTCCTATTTAACGCATAGGTGCTATCATGGTTTTATTGTATTTGTTGTCATAGTGTTATGCACACTATAAAAGAGCAGACTGGTAGTGCTGATCTGCTCCTCTAACTATGTATAACTTGAATTATACAGAACACAGAGGTACAACGGTCATGTGAGTTGGAGTTACCCAACATCAAGAATAGTAGGTGCTACCCTACTATCTGCCACTTTGTATTTGTGTCTGTCTCTTATGTATTTCTTCTTATAAGTAAGTTTTGAATTGAACCTTATAAGAGTACGCTTTTATTTGTTAGCGTAAGTTATTTATCTATGTGTCGGTTGCTTGTTCTATCGTTGACCACTCCTAGAAAATAATCTAAGAACGTGAACCCTATACCACTAAAGGGAACTACCCTATTCCTACAAAAATATTGTAGGTTCGTCCGCAAAGTAATAAGCTGACAGACTAGGTTTTTTCTAGGTAAAACCATATAACCATTTTATATTCGTCCTTTTGGGACTGCTTTGTATAGTGGAAACGTTGGATATTAAAACCACTAGCAACCCTACGCACTTCTAGTCTTTTGCTTACAACTCTAGGAATTGCAAACAGTACCTATACATGAATAGAACTGTTTATATTTTTGGTGTGGAATTAACTCACGAATTGTGATAGAATAGACTTGTTGAGGGACTATCTATACAATTCATTTGTGAGTTAGTCGGTTATGTAATCAAGATATTCTTGTTCAGTTGAAAAGAGTATATAACTCTTTTCTTCTGATACATAACCCATGTATCCACTAGGTACATAGTACCCTTTTGGATTATACATTTTTCAGTGAATCAACCTTCTTTCTTGCTTGGTGCTTGTTTATTTGTTGCTTAGATTGTATCACACGTCTGTGTGATTGTCAACAAAAACTTTTGATTGCAACTATGTGAGTTTGCCGAGCCTTAGCACTTTGTTGCTTTTCTTTGTTTTGTTGAGATTATCTTATCACAAGAACTTGTGATTGTCAAGAACTTTTTTCTAGTCAGTTGTTTTTTTGTGGTTCATTCTTGACTTGTCTATACTTTATCATATGTTTGTATGATTGTCAACACGTTTTTATGATTTTATTATAAATTGTTTGATATAGCTAAAAACTATGATAAACGATAAAACATAGCTTTAAACTATGTCAGATAATAATATCAATACAATCTCATATAGTTTTAAAAACTACATCAATTCATTCAAAAGTAATAGTAAAAACAATGGACAATATATATCTATTAACCATCGTTTTTATATGATGGGGGTACTTAAAACTAAAATGATAGTCACATTTTGGCAGCATCTGCATAGCTGGTTATTCCACACACTAACTCAAAAATGTAACCTTATTTCCAACCTCAAAATTCCCAAGAAAATCAAGCAAAATCCAAAATTTCATCATTCAAACCACTTATCGTACCCCATATCGTCAATCCACTTATTTTACAAGCCTTTTATCCACTTCAACCCCTAATTTTCAAAATCCCATCACACTAAAATCACACCATCAATCTCAAAATCTTCCTTATATATAAGCATTTTCACCGATAACCAGTTTTCATGAAAAATTATCCAATAATCGTGATATAAATTCTCAGACCAAATTTAATTCAAAATTTAATTCAAAAAATAAAAACTCTCATATTTAATTTCTTACATCATAACTAAGTACTCACCCAACTAATTTCAATACCCAATCTTTAGACTAAATCGCACGAAATCGACTCAAATTTCAATCAAAACCACTTCAATGATAAATTCATACCTAACAATCTAAAATCGAAAATCACACTCATTTTCTTTAATTTAACCCCATACATAGGGGGTACGTAAAAACCACATAATAAATCCCTCTCATATCCCATTACTACCAATAAAAGGATACGCAAAAATAAAATTCCAAACAGAGAATATATAAGCACAAACATAGAAAGGAATAAAAAAACAAAATGAACAAATATGAAATAGAGATACCAAAATATCTTAAACAGAGAGAAAGCAATATATCCAAAGCCAATAAAAAATCAAAGCACAAACACCATTATGAAGAATGTTTAATCCAATATAAATGGAATTTTAAAAGTAATGCATTTACTCAAGAAGAAAAAGAACGTATTCATACATCATTATGCAGTTACTGTACTATCTGTGGAAAAATTGGAGGAATAATTAAAAATAGTAAATATCGGAAAGAGATTGAAACATTGCAGAAACAAAGACAAATAGGTAGTAATTTTTGGATAAGTATATCAGGTGAAGAAATTTATAAAATGTATCATGATAAGCTACCAGTATTTTTTGTAGATAATATCTTCACAGAGAAGTATGTTGATTTGGAACAGAATAATACTTCAGATGGAGAATAAAATTATAGGTACATCATACATGTACCCAAATGAAAGTATTAATTCAAAACACCATATATCTAAACCAACCAATAACAATCAACCAAAAAATTATGGAGTTTGTATGTAGCGTAAGCGAAATACAAACGGAATAGTCTGTCTTATTAATAATGTTATATATCTTCTTTCAGTTCGGCAAAGTTGGTTTCAACCCCTACCAATTTCAAAAATAAAACAAACAAGTGGGGGTTCAGACCTACTTTACTGAACGCTCGTAAGTTCATCGTCCACTTAATCTCAAATGGAGAATAAATAAATATCACATACAAGGAGGAATTTTTTATTGCAACAGAAAACAGAATACTTTACTCGCTTCCCAAATGATTATATTCAAGGGAACATCAAAACAAAATATGGAGTTAGTCGAAAATTCTATATTACATACATCCTTATTGATAAATATAGGTCATATGAGGATTATAGTTGGATTACGCTTAGAAAGGTTTTAAATTTCTATGGATACAAAACACATAAACGTAGACCAAAAGCAGTCCAAGAAATTCTTGATGTATTAGAATATATGATTAACAACAAAATGATTGAAGTTCAACAGGATCTTGATTCTATTACTTATGATACTGGTATTGAGATTAAAATTATTCCTGAAAATTTTGATGCTGTTGACAAGTTTTCAAAAATCACATCTTCTCAGCTTGATTTTATTATGATGAATGAATCTAGCATCAATAAAGAGAATATACTAATGGCTTTTCTTTATATTAATTCATATATTTTCATTCGCCCCAAAAATAAAGATAATGAAGAAACTATGTATAATCCCGAAATCAAACCAGAAGCTTTTTGGCGAAGTATAGAATCTATGTCAAAAGAACTCTCTATGTCAAAAGATACCATTAATCAATGTATTCAATATCTCACATCTTCTATTGGCGACAAAGAACCACTCCTAATCAAAAAAGAAGTTGGTAGTGTTCAACCTAATCCAAAGAAACCACCACAAAATGTACCAAATATATATGTGCTTAATAAAGAAGGATATGAGCAAGAAATTGAATGGGCTATTGCTAAGATGTTGGAAATCTATAATGTAGACTCATTTGGAGAAATCAAAAACGGCAATAAGTCGTAACTAAAACAGAGAATAAACATATGTAACAAATAAACGCAGCACTCAAAGGAGCTGATTACAATGAACAAATTATTTTTTAAAAGTAAAGGAGAACTATTAAAATATGTCAAAAGAAAAAATTTATACACAGAACCATAACACATTTTCAGGTGAAATTGATATTTATGATTTTTCTACAGAAACACCAAACAAAAAGAGAATAAATAAATATGTAGAGGCAGATAACCTCGAAAAAACAATTATTGAAAAGGAGCGACAGAAAAAAGAAATGAAAAATTATCAGTCAATGACACTTGAGGAACTTAGAGAAATGAGATTAATAGGTAATACGAATGGTAGACCATCTTCTACTCTCACTGATGAAAAGTGGCAGAAAGAATTTAATATTAGACGACTCTTTGTTAAACCAGTATCAGGTATTACAAAATTAGGTCAGAATATGCAATATTCAAAAGAAACAGGATATTGGAACGAAGAAACAATGGGTACATATCATGGCACTACTAACTGGCAGGAATATTGCTCTTTTATTAATGATATGCTCAGAAACATTAGAGCTGGACAAGTTGATTATTGCTATTTTATTTATCAAATTATGGATTTACTTAAGTTTCATTATAATGATTTAAAAACAAAATATTGTGATGGATATTGGGAAGTTTGGTTAGAAAGATAAGCTTGTGCTAGGAGAAAAATATTATGTTAAAAAGAAATTATTTAGGGACTACTATTTCATTTGTGTTACCAGAAAACCAGTATAAAGGATATGTTGTTGATTGTACTTATAAATTTATCAAGCATATGAACAAATATGCTGTAAATCTGTGGTTAAGACGTTCTGATATTAGCGACAGACTACCTATTGGAAGTCAAGGAATAAATACTCAGTATATTACAAGTGACAAAGAGAATATCCAGAATGATATTGGAAATATGATTGAGCAAGCTGCAAATAGTACATTTTTCGATGAATACATTGAGAGATTTGAATATTATGTGAAATGTTTTGAGTTTGGGAATAAGCATTTTGAAGATCAAAAATTTGACAATAAGGAGTCATAAGTATATGAGGATATTTAAATTATTTAGAAAGCACTATAAAACTGGATATGTGTATAAAGTAAAACTTGATGACATTATCATACAGGACGGATGGGATTACATTAGAATATGGAAAATGAATGATAGAATGACTTATTTTGAAAAGACTGGACGTTTCTACTCTCCTATTGTTATTGATAAAGATTTTGTGCTGCACGATGGATTTACTTCATATCGTATCGCCAAGTTAAAAGGTATGAAATATGTAGATGTGTATTTTGTGGAGTAAATAGAAATTTCATTTGGAGAATATATAAGTGAAACATAATAATTAGTTTTATGAAGGAGGAATGAATTATAGGACATTTAAGAAAATCTCAAGAATGGTTTGAGAAGAAAGTACAAGATTATCATCATGGATTAGTTGATATACTTGGAGAATATATGGGTTCAGAAAAACCTATTAACCTTGTTTATCACTGCCCTATTCATGGAGATACATACACAACAATTAATGCTAAAAATATTTGCAAACCATATTTTTTACCATGTAAGAAATGCCAATCTATAAGAAAATCGCAATCTGTAAAGAAAGCTGATAAGAAAAATAAACAGTTTTATTACGACAGATTAGTTAAATACTGTAAGGAACGTGGTGGAAATGTTTTAGAAACAGAATGGACAAGAGCAAAAGATATATATCATTTTAAATGTGTGAATCCAGACCATTCGATTTTTACTACTACTGCTGATGCATTATATAGTGGCGAACATTGGTGTCCATATTGTTCAGGTCGTGCAGGTGATTTTCAAAACGAATTAACTAAGTTATGTGAAGAAAAAGATGGAAAATTACTTAGCGAATATAAAAGCGCAGGTGAATATGTGACTGTACGATGCAACAAACACAATTATATATGGGATATACTGCCAAACAATATAAAGAAAGGTAGATGGTGTCCTATATGTAATATGGGATTTAATGAAAAGGTTGTATATGATTATTTAATAAATATGCATTGTAATTTTGAAATTCAATACTCATTTGATGATTTAATGGGTGATAATAATGAAAAATTACGTTTCGATTTTGCAATTCTAAATTCTGATAATTCTTTAGTTTATCTCATCGAAATAGATGATGAGGAACATAAAGATCATCATTTTGGTAATTCACCAAGACAAATTCAAAGACAAAAAGCAATACAACGAGATATTCAGAAAAATGAATATTGTAAGAAACATAATATCCCACTTTATCGTATGGAAGTTCCTTTCAGATGTTTTAAAAAGTGGAGCTATGAAGATTATTACAGATATATCAACACAGAGTTAAAAAGATTTATTGAAATGGCAAACAAACAAGGGGGTATAAATGTTAGATACACAGATTAATATGTATTCTGTAGATACAGGTCATTTTTATAGCAATCATGAAAAATACTTACATGAAATGAACTGTAAATACAGACGTGAAAGAAATTATGTAAATAATATGCTTCCAAAATTAGAAGAAGAACTCGTAACGCAAGGTTACAACAAAGATGATTTCTCTGATTGGAAACGTTGTACCGTTGAAGACTACTATGAACAAGAAAATGATTCTGTAAAAGAATATATGAAGTGGTGTTTGATTATAAAACACAAAAGAGAGAAAGCAAATTTATCAAAAGAAAAACTTCTGAATCTTTTATCAAATAAGACAATTCAAAAAGAGAATCTATCGAATAAAATCGAGTATTGCAAATCGCATAATATTCCATATAATAAAAAAATCGAATTAAGAGAGTTAAGAAAAGACGAACTAAATGATAATAATATCATTTCAGTGTTTGAATCTTCCCTTACACGTATTATCGGCATTAAAAAAGACGAACTAACAGATATTCTTATTGTAGTTCAAGTTTATTATTTTGATGTGTTTAAAGATTTATCTTTTTATGGATTTATATATAATGGCGAAAAATACAGATACTTTACATCTTCTGCTGGTCAAATTCGTAAGAAAAAAGCTGTTTTTATTAAAGAATCAGTATGGAATGAAGTTGAAAAGACAGTTATGTGTGGTCTTACTATTGATAAAATAAACACAAAGGGTGGAAACAATGTAAATAAACATCTTGCATATATGGCATTGGCGAATTCAGCTACTGACCAGTGGAATGATTTTGATATAGACAGATGTATTGTTGTAGATGATTTTGAGACGAATGTGCCAGGAGAATTTGATTTTATTGATGAGACTGATTATTCGATTGAGAGAAAAACTGGTACTGTTCCGATTACTCATACTGATGGAGCTGGTATGATATTACCAAGCGTAATGACGAAAAACACAATGTTTCGTGCCCCCTGGGTAAAAGGTTTATTGGGAGTATTTGATTTTAAAAAGTTTATTGAAGTAAATAATTGCTCTCCTATTATCACAGATATTTATGGGCAAGACCATGATGTAATTGCCGAAGATATTAGAATAATTTTCACAAAAAGTCAATTTAAGATGTATAAGTTTTACGATTCATGGGATGAGTATAAGACATATTTTAAGCAATATCATTGTCAAGCTGGTAGATGTAACACTGAGGAAGACAGAATTAAAAATGCAAAAATCAATTATCAGATGTTACAAACTCTCACAAATGTAACAGACGAAGAGATTGATTTACTTACAAAGAAGTCTGTGGAACGAATCACAAACATCTGTAACTCTGTTGATACCATGAAAGATATCCTTGGAATTACACCTTATAATACAAATATGACAGCTTTTCAAAAAGCAGTAAAGATTTATCCTGCTCTACTTAATGATACATATGCAAAAGACGTGATCCGTGAAGTAAAGAATAGTCTTTTAAAAAAATATAGAAGTGGAAAACTTGAAGTAAATGGAAAATATACTTTCTTACTTCCAGATTATTATGCAGCTTGTGAGTATTGGTTTGGACACATTGATACACCTAAAGGATTGTTGGCAGACAAAGAGGTATTTTGTTGGTTATTTAAACAATATGATAAACTTGACTGTCTAAGAAGTCCTCATCTTTACAAGGAACATGCTATTCGTTTCAATGTGGCGAATAAAGTATATGAGGAACGAGTTAATAAAATCAGAGAATGGTTTACAACAAATGCGGTATATACAAGTACATATGACCTGATCAGTAAAATTCTTCAGTTTGATGTTGATGGAGATAAATCATTGGTGATTGCTGATCCTGATTTTGTAAGAATCGCAGAACGTAATATGAATGGCATTGTACCACTTTATTATAATATGCGTAAAGCTGAACCAAGAATTTTGAATAATCAGAGTATTTATGAAGGATTAAATGCGGCATTTACAGGTGGAAACATCGGTATTTATAGTAACAATATTTCAAAAATCTGGAATAATGACGTATTTATCAATGGAACAGATGAGGAAAAAGAACATGCAACTAATTGCGTTAAGCGTTTATGTTGTCAGAATAATTTTGTCATTGATTACGCTAAGACATTATACAAGCCTGAGTTTCCGGAAACAATTGGCGAAGAAATTAAAGAGTTTACCAATCAGAAACTTCCTGCATTTTTTGAATACGCCAAAGATAAGGAAAAATCACAAGTCGATGATAGAAATGATAGTTTTGTAAATAAACTCTACTCTCGTATTCCTAATAAATCAATTAATACAAGAGGTATGAAACTTGGAGAATTAAAATATAAGGATATGATGAAAAATCCTGATATTGTATGTTCTAAAGAAGTATCTGATTTGTATGACGAATTGAATAAAAAGTATCGCTATATGGTCAATATGAAAGACGAATATATAGATAATCTTCATTATGTAGCTTGTTCTATTAGAAATCAATTTGCGGAACTTGGATATTCGGAAGAAATGATTGCAGATATGCTTGTGCAATATTTGTATGAAGGGAAAAAACGTGGAAAACAACTATTTTGGTTTTGTTATGGTCAGTATGTTGTTATTAATTTAGAGAATAATCCAAATATTAAAAAGAAAAAGACTAAAATAATTCAATGTATTGATTGTGGTGAATGGATCGAGATTGATATAAAGGATACTAAATCTTGTAGATGTAAAAAATGTCAACATGAAGAAAATAAAAGAATTAAACGAGAATATTGGGCAAAAACACACAACTAGAATTACCAAGCAATAAAAAATTCATCCATAAAGAATGGATTTTTATTATTTATAAAAAATTAAATAGTCCATTTTATATGGGTTTTCATTTGTGCCTATATGGAGAACAACATATCGTATAGGCACAAGCCTAATTTATAAATTAAGATATTATTCTATAAACGAATTCGTGCAGTTGGGAGGAATGATTATTTTTGACAATTACACAGGAAAAGATTATTAAAGAAATCGCAGAGAAAGAAGATATAAATGTAGCGACAGTCCGTAAAGTATTCAAAAGGGCAGAGAAATGTATATTCGCCTACCTATCTTCTACTACTCCCACTGATAATACAGTGGTAAAAATTTTAGATGGATTAAGCTTGGAATGTAAGTATATTCCAGAAAAAGAAATCCATACGTATGATAATATCCAATGTGAGTCAAAAATTTGGACAAAACCAAAAATAACTCGTTATTACAACAGAAAGTTAAATGGATATTTTGATTAAAACAATGAAATCAGCTTTTCTTGGCTGATAAAACAGAGAATATATAATTGTAATTTTCGTCTAACATATGGCTATAAGTTAGTTGATGTGATGTCATATGAAAAACTTGTGCATGTGTGATAAAACCAGTTAAGTTCATCAAGCGAGACTGTACCATGCATTTCTGTGGAAGATATAGAGACTTTAACCCTTATGGTCGTCCTGAGTCGAAGGCGTTTTCAAACAGAACAATTCTAAAGATCATTTCTAAGATTGGTACATATTCATATTGTACTCCTCTTCTTATAGATCGGTGACTGTACTACAATTCTTGCAGCATGGTTGCCGATTATTCTTTTTGAGTGTGTAGCTCAGTTGGTAGAGCACTTGACTTTTAATCACGGTGTCGATGGGTTCAAATCCCTCCACGCTCATTACTATCCTACTTTGTAGGAAATAAATTAAAGGATGTGAAAAATATTAAGCTTATTAGTAAAAAAGACTTAGATGAATTAATCTCTAGTGGTGTTATTGGCATATGTCATCAGACAGGAAACAAATCTGAGCAAGGCATTCATTCATGTGGGTATTATGATGTCAAGAAATATAATTATGGCAAACATAATAATCTTGGAGACAATAACTATTTAAAAACAAATTACGCACATATTGGCGTTTCTATTACTGCTCATAAAATTTATATTGAAGACAAGTATGTAAAGTAATATGCCAAAAATAAAATGAAAGGCGGTGAAAATCATCGCAAAGAAAAAACATGAAGTAAAAGTAGAAATCATTGGAGGTAACGCTGAAGGTGTTACTGGTAGTTGTACTCGAATAAAAACTTCTGAACATTGCTATCTTTTTGAGTGTGGAATGATTCAAGGCAATCATACTGTGCTTGAGAATTACAGAGCCAATATGAAATATATCCAAAAAGTAAGACCACAAGAAGTCGAATTTATTATTATTGGACATCTTCACGCAGATCATATAGCCATGATTCCAACATTATATGCTCGTGGAAAATGTAATGCAAAAATAATTGTACCTAAAGGTTCAACTTCGATTCTAAAAGAAATGTGGCTTGATTCTTCATATATTAATTGCAGAGATATTGAAGTCATAAATCTTAAAAATGAAAGAAATTATGAGCCATTTTATACTGAAGATATTGTATATAAAACACTTGAATTTGTTCAAGAAATTGATTCTGATAAAATAGTAAATTTATCTGATGAACTTGCTATTAGATATACTGATGCAGGACATATTCTTCTATCCAAACAATGTGAAGTATATATAAACGGAGGTTCACATACTAGAAAAATTCTGTTTTCAAGTGATCTCGGTAATATTGCCACACAAGATACAAGAGTTTTTGTTGAAGATTTTAAACCTATATTTTCAGCAAATATTGCAATAATGGAATGCACTTACTGTAGCAAAGACAGACAATGTACGAAAGAAACATATAAAAAAGATATAGAAAAAATCAAATCTGTTATAGAACAATATTGTGTTGACAATAATGCAAGAGTTCTTATTCCGTCATTTTCACTTGACAGAACTCCATATATCTTATGGATTTTATATTCCTTATTTGGAAAAGATGAAAATTTTAAAGTACCAATTTTAATTGATAGTCCATTAGCGAATAGATTGTTAGATTGTTACTCTTCTATTCTTGAAGGTGATAAAAAAGAATTATTCGATGAAATGATGTCATGGAAGAATGTACAGAGAATTATCCAACCCGAAAATAGTAAAGCTGCAATTGCTGATAAAGGTTCAAAAGTTATTCTTAGTAGTTCAGGAATGTTGACAGCAGGGAGATCAATTAAGTGGACTCAGAGTATTTTACCAAGAGAATCTGATTGTATTTTATTTATGGGATATTCTGGCGAAGATACATTAGCATGGAAAATAAAACACGGAAAAGACAACAAAACAATTAATATTAATGGTAAACCTTTTAAGAATAAAGCACAGATTTACGATTTAAAGTCATTTTCTAGCCATATGCAACGACAAGATATGATTAATTATTACAAATCTATAAATTGTGAAAAGATTTATTTAGTTCATGGTGATTCAAATAAAATTGAGTTTAAACATGATTTAGAAGATGCAATATCTGATTGTCTTAAATCTACAAAGGTTGTTGCTGTTAATAACGGTACAAAAATCTCATTATAGAGAAATATTATGAAATTGGAGGCTAAATGCCTATGAAAGATATTAAAACAAGTATGATGCTTTATCAAGGTGAACAGTTTGAAGCTGACGACCTTGAAAACAGAAGGCTTTTTATCAATGATGTTATTGATTCGGATGTTATTGATACTATTGTATATCATATTTTACGTTATAATCGGGAAGATAAAGATATTCCAGTTGAAAGCAGAAAACCGATTTTATTGTATGTGAATACAAATGGAGGCTCAGTTCCCGATGGGTACGCATTAATTGATGCAATAATGACAAGTAAAACACCTGTCTATACAATAAATCAGGGATATTGTTATTCAATGGGATTCTTAATTTTTATTTCGGGTAAGAAACGTTTTGCTATGCCAAATTCAACTTTCCTCATGCATGATGGCTCAAGTTTTGCATGGGATTCTACTGCTAAAATGAAAGATCGTGTTGATTTCGAGGCAGGACAAGTTGAAGTGCATACAAAAAATTATATTATTGCACAGACAAAAATTGATGAGAAGCTTTATGATGAGAAATATCGTGTTGAATGGTATTTTTATCCAGAAGAAGCTAAATCAGTTGATGTTTGTGATTATATTGTTGGTAAAGATTGTACAATTGATGAAATTATTTAAGGAGGGCGCACTGCTCTCCTATTTTATTGGAGAAAAAAGGAGATTAAAAATGGCAGCTAGCAAATTAAAGTTCACAAGAACAACTACAGACAAATTAACAGTAAAGGCAGGTACACTCTCGGAGGATTGTACTACTATTACCTATACAGATGAGAATGATATGGAGCAGGAAATAAAGGTAGCTGATCTGCTTACTTCGTTTAAGAATCAGGTAATTGATTTTGCTGTTGCATTAAAAACAGATGAGGAGCTGGATGTTCCGTCTGATGAAGAGTAATAGAGAGTAGGTGAATGATTGTTTAATATTGAAAAATTCAAAGAAGAACTTTCAAAATATGGACTAACTCTTGAAACATATGACAAGATTATCACAGATATTGATTCAAAAATTGATGGTGAAAATGACTACGATTGGTCAGAAATCAAGGATAAATATGGAATTAATTGTAACTCAGATACTATTCGTAAGTCCTCTTCTACTCCATTTGGAGGTAAGATGAGAAGTGAGTATGAAAAGTATAAGGCTGGATTAAATCAGAATGTGTCTGAGAATAGTGAATTGGATGTAAAAATTCAAGAACTAAGACGAGAGAAAATAAAACTATCTGATGCTAGAGTTGAATATAATAAACTCATTAGGCAGGAAGCTCGTAAAGAATCATATGCTGATATGGTTAAAAGAATTATTTGCGAAAATGTTGAACCAATGAATATTCCCGTACACTATACGTTATTTAACAGTTCAACAGATTTACTTGCGCATTTAACAGATATTCATACTGGAATTGAGATACATAATTGGAAAAATGATTTTGATTCAGATATTTTAAAACAACGAATTGAAAAGTTTACTTCTGATATTCTTGATATACGTGGAATGCATCAATCTGAAAACTGTTATCTTGTAATTGGCGAGATTCTTAGTGGAATTATTCATAATAATCTTCGATTACAGAACAATATGGACTTAATGGAACAGTTTAAATATGTTTCAGAACTGATTTCTGCTATGCTCTCTCGCATGGCAAATCACTTTAATCATATCTATGTATATACAACTCCTGGTAATCATTCTAGGATTTCGCCTAAGAAGGAAGAAGCTTTAGATGGCGAAAATATGGACATACTCTTGCCGTTCTATTTAAAAGCAAGAATGCAGAATTTTGAGAATATTACTATTTGTAGCAACAATATTGAGCCAGAAATTGCCATGTTTAATATTCGTGGTAATAATATTTTTGCTGCTCATGGTCATAAAGATTCGCCAAGTAATGTTGTACAGAATTTTACAATGATGTTCAATATTAAGCCAGACATTGTATTGCTTGGACACAGACATACTAATGGTTTAACTACGGTTTATGACACAAAAGTAATTGAGTCTGGGTGCGTGTCGGGCAGTGATCAATTTGCATTATCAATTAGAAAGGTAAATCGCCCTGAACAAACAGTTTCTGTTATTGGTGATAATGGATTGATTTGCTTATATGACATACAACTTAATTAAATTAAATAACAATTGTAGTCCACTGTTCGGCTCAGTTTGGAGTAATTGTGGAAGCAGATATTCACAGCTACAATTAATATATTATTTTTTGGCTGACGAAGCCACTATCAGAGGGAGCGTACCTTATATGGATGCTACCCTCTTTTATATTACAAAAATATTATGGAAAATAAAGGAGAAATTTAAAATGAACAAGACAGATTTAGTAAAAGTAGTTAAAGATACAGTATCAGAGACATTAGAGGGAGTAACTGCAAAAGATACAGCGATTTTTGTAGACGCAACAATTAAAGCAATTCAGGATGCTGTTGTTGCTGGTGATAAAGTATCTATTGTAGGATTTGGTACATTTGAGACTACTGAACGTGCTGCTCGTATGGGTAGAAACCCGCAGACAGGAGAAGACATGGAGATCCCGGCTTCTAAAGCACCGAAGTTCAAAGCTGGTAAAGCATTTAAAGACGCAGTAAAGAATGCTTAATTTGATTGGTGGTGTTTAATTTGAATAGAAAAGAAAATAAATATGAAGCAATTGATATGTTAGATCTCAATGATAAGGTTGAGGATATTATTGATATTTATATTTCTCGCATTTATCACACTGATAAAACTGTTGGCATAATTGTAAATAAAGAATTCGCAGAATACATTATGGGGAATTTACTCGATTTTGATGATACAAGTGTTAAAGAGATTGATCTTGTTGATCGTTTAAATACGAATGAATATCTTGTATCTGTAGATAATGACGGATATGTAACTGTGCTTCCTATTGAAGAGTTTAAAATTATTGATAATACAGATATTTTGTATATTGATATGGATGGTGATATCGAGCAGAATATCATTGATTACTGTGTAAACGAGGATAAAGAAGTTATTCTGTTTAGTCAGGAAGATAACTGCGATGGTGATTGTGAAAACTGTAATTGTCATGATGATACTTATTTACATACTTCTGAAGACGAAGATGGAAATGCTCACGGATTTACCGCTAGTAGATCAGATGGCGACTCTTATATGAGTTATTCTTACTACTCTAGCGATGAGTTAAGTCATGAAGATATTCAGAAGATGTTAAAGGCTTTTGGATTTTAGATTATAACATATGTTATAGAAGAATCAGTGTGTAAGTGTTTAAGAGACAAATTTGCTGATTCCAAATAACATTTGAACTTGGAGTGTGTGGTGTATGCTACACACTCTTTTTGTATGACTTTATAGCTTAATGGTTAAAGCATCCAAGGTAAAACCGCAGACACCAGTGTGAAAGCCACTGACGGAATGGATATAGGTTCGAATCCTATTAAAGTCAATTTTCTGTGTTTCTGTGAATGAAAACAGAGAATAAATATATGTACTCATGATTGGTGTCATAGCTGATTGTGGGATTTATGAAATGGGACAAATCGGAGTTATTCAATCATATAGAAGATTTGAAAGAAGTGGCTTAGTAATTATTACTATATCACTTCTTTTTATTTGAAAGGAAGTGAGATTTAATGGGTAGAAAAATACAACACAATAATATTGTTACTGATGAGTTATTGGCTCAGTGTAATAAAGAGAATATAGAGTTAGGAAATGACTTTTTGGATTATCTTCGTTCAGTTGATAGATCACCAAATACAATCAATGCGTACAGGCGTGACCTTTACATTTTCTGGGTTTATTTACTTCAGCATTGTGACAACAAATTTTTTATTGATTTGTCTAAGAGGGATATTGCTCGTTATCAGAGTTTTTGTCTTACTGAATATAAGTGGTCGCCAGCTAGAATGCGTAGAGTAAAATCTACTCTATCATCGCTTTCAAATTATGTAGAAGCCATATTGGATGATGAGTATGAGAATTTTAAACCGATTATACGCAAAATTGAAAATCCTGCAAATGAGAAAGTATTCACCAAAACTGTGTTATCTGATGAGCAAGTACAGGGAATGCTTGATTATTGGGTTGAAAAAGGTAAGTATGATAAGGCTTGTATTTTAGCATTAGCTGCATTTAGCGGTAGACGTAAGAGTGAATTACCACGCTTCAAAGTATCTTATTTCGATGATGAAAATATTATATACGGTTCTTTATATAAAACACCTGAAAAAATCCAAACAAAAGGAAGAGGATCTCGTGGAAAAATGTTAGTGGTATATACACTTGCAAAACCGTTTAAGCCATATTTTGATTTGTGGATGAATTATAGAAAAGAACACGGAATTGAATCAGAATGGTTATTTCCAAAGAAAGTAAATGGAGAATATATAGACGAACCTATGGATTCAAGTACTCTTGATAGCTGGGCTGATACATTTAGCAAACATTTAGGAGAAGACTTTTATTTTCATAGTCTTCGTCATTTCTTTACCACCTCTTGTTCTCGAAGCGGTCTTCCTGATGATGTAATTCAAATGTTAGTCGGTTGGAGTTCGCTAGATATGGTATCAGTATACAAAGATATTGACGCAGATGAACAATTTGCAAAATATTTTGCTGATGGAGAAATAAAACAAGTAGAACAAAAATCACTTTCTGATTTGTAGACAATCCCGATAAAGCTTTCGTCTAATACTTCGTCTAATTCAGAGAATAATAAAATATATAAAGATTAGGTTGCGCCTTTACAGGCATATTGGATAGTGGTATTCAATAGCGTAAAACCTATGTCAACGTAAACCGACATTAATTTCCTAATCTTTTTTACTTTTAAATGGAGAATAATTATAAGCCGAATGCTCTGAGTTATGCACTCATCAAGGTTCTGTGAAAATCAGACGGACTAACAGACCGATAGAACTGTATTATCCCAATAAAGCCCTTATAAACAGGCACGAAAGGTATATATAAAAAGGTGACGATAATGTAGAGAATAAATAAATGAAGTGATCAACAGCTACTCGTAAAGCTGTATATGAAAGCACGAGGTAAAAATATTGAGTTAGTTGCTACTCTAAAAAGTACCTTCGCTACTGATCATTTGCGTTGTAATAATATAGTGTCCAAATATCGAAGCTAGATTCTTAACAGCCATCTTCGAGGCACACTATATCACATCTTGGCATTTCTACGTCCTTTAGATTGTAAGTCCTACTACTATTCTGTTTAGACTCTTGTAGCCAAGCAGTATCTTGGTGATATGATTACAATACATATGAATAACAAGAATCGTTTTCTGATGGATTATGTGCATTATTAGGATTGTGTGTTATTATATCGAGTCGAGTGCGCACGAATAACATGAATAGTATAACCTTCTCTCCTACCGACATCTAGGACAATCGGTTACTCTCAGCCTTAGAAATGAGAAGATGTTCGTGCTTCTCTGCGTTAATGAGAACCTTAATTGACGGATAAGAGTCATTAAATATTATCAATTGGTCTTTGCTCCAAAGACTGAAAATATATGGAGAATAATATATTATCCAGGTCATCAGCATGATTGAACATGCGTCTCATATCAGAGAAGATTTCGGTTCGATTCCGATGTTGCGTTGCAACTGGATAAATTAATGGAGCATCAATACATAAGCGCAATGTAGTTTGGTTGATGCGAGTTATCACCTTGCTCTTCTTGTGCGTTGGTTAGCGAGAAAATACAGGTGTATAGGTAAGCATGAATTAGGTTGCTGATAAGCGACCATATTCTAAATAACTGCATGTGTACAGTGCAATATCAGCTAGTTAGTGCTTTATGCTGATTATACTTGGCTCTATAGTATAAAGGTAATTATATCCGACTGTCTATCGGAAGATTTGGGTTCGATTCCCAATAGAGTCGCTGTGTTAGTAGCTTAGTAGGTTAAAGCGTCAGATTGTGGTTCTGAATATCGTGGGTTCAAATCCCACCTAACACCTAATGATTAAAAGGAAAACAAAAAATAAAAGAAAGGAGTATGTATAATGGCAAGTAGATTATCTATTGAAAATGATAGATTAAAAGTAGGTCAAGTAAAACGAGTAACATCGAATAATGGAAATAAAATTGATTCTATTACTCTTCTGCTTAATGAATCTGTGGAAGTTTTATTTGCACCAAATGGAAATACATTGGAATTTACGGTATCAAATCCGAATATTGATATGAGCAATTTGGACTGCACTATTGATAAAGATACTTTAAGAGATTTAGTAATCAGTTTCAAAGACGCATACAACCAAATAATTACAAACGAAAGCGAGGGTACAAATTCATGAAATTAGATCAGAAATTTAATGTAGAAAATGATATTGCAAGTGTAGACATTATGGTTACAAGTCTTGGCACTGCTGATTTGACAAGTGAGCAGGAAAAAGAATTACTTGCAAATTACAATAAGTATATCGAGTATAGTAAAATTCAGTTCAAAGGAAATATCAAACTTAATAATGGTGTTCCAGAAGTAACAACAGATCCAAAAGACGATTCTACTATTGTTGAATTGGAAATTACGGATGTAACAAATGAGAGAAAACTTATCAATGAAGATTTAGCATTTCATTTTGAAAGAGATGTAACAAAATATCCTGATACAGTATTAAACACTGTTCTTGATAAGAAGGAATTATATGCACAGGCTCAGTGTGTATTATTTGCTACGAAAGTTAAGGAAGCTGTTACTGAGAAATTGGCAGAAATTCGTGCATTAAATAATACTTTTGAAGGAACTACAGAATATACTCTGTAAAAAATAATGGGTGGTACTCTTCCACCCTAAATATGCTCGGTTAGTCAAGTGGTCAAAGACCTCCGACTTTCTATCGGATAACATGGGTTCGAATCCCATACCGAGTATTATGCGGTAAGCCTGATGTCGAAGGATTTTGCTGTGGTGCACATACGGTTCTATCCCTGGTAGTTCATCACTACCCTACCGCCCTATACAGTTATAATCAGTTTGGTGACTGATTAGTAAATATTGGAAGAAAGAGCCGTTTCATGTGTTGAGATGGCTCTTTTGTTATATACGTCTTTAGTTTAATTGGTTAAAATATCAGACTCCAAATCTGAGAGATGTGGGTTCGACTCCTACAGGGCGTGTTTTTAAAGTGTGTAAATTGCACTTTCATTGGAAATTTAATATTGGAAATTATGAGAAGTTATTTCGTATGAAATGGCTTCTTTTTATATTGGAATAAAAGGAGGTGGCTGTTAATTGGCTACAAAAAAAAGAACTACGCAACCAGTTAAATTAACGGCTGCTGAAGCTAGAGAAAAAGTTGAAGAATTACAGTACAAACTTGATAAATATGCAGGTACCGCTCACTGCCCTATGTGTAATAAGCATAAAGATATAGAAACAAAATTTTATTATGATACAGATCCTTTATTTGGTGGAAAAAGTTTTTCGAGAATCTGTCGTGATTGTGCCCGTAAAATCGCATTACGAGTTGACGAACGAGGCGAAGAACATGAGCCAACGAAAGAGAGTGTACAGAAAGCATTATATTATCTTAACAAACCTTTTCTTGAAACTGTATGGAATGCAAGTATTCAAGAATCTGAAAATATGGTTACAGGAAAAGGTAAGGAAAACGTCTGGACTTCATACATTAAAAATATCAGTATGAAAAATTATGTTGGTATGGGATACATGGATTCCGACATGTTCAAAGAGAAAATAGTTTACAAAGATGAAGAAGTTACACAAGAGAATAAAGAAGACGAATTATCTGAAGATGTCGTTGAAATGTATAAAAAGAATAAACGAACAGTTCTTAGATTTTTAGGTTATGATCCTTTTGAAAATGAACCAATTTCAGAACAGCCTATTCTCTACTCTAAGCTTGTTGGATATTTTGATGAGTCTGTAAAAGATGATGGATTGAAGCTTGAAGCTGTAATTGAAATTGTGCAAAGTTTTAAGGATGTAAAAACAATCAATGATACTATTTCACAATACAAGAAACAACTTGGTAGTAATCCAGGTGTTATATCAACAATTAAATCTTTAGCTGAAACAAAGCAAAAAATGATATCTTCTGCCCTTGCACTGGCAAAGGATAACGGAATATCTGAAAATAATAACAATAGAAAAAGTAAAGGTGCTGGTACTCTTACTGGTATTATAAAAGAATTACAAGAAATGGATTTAGATGGTTCTGAGGTAAATACATTCGATTATGAAACTAATATGGCAATCGAAGATATTATGACAAGAAATCATCAGAACCAATTAAAACAGTTAAATCCTGATGAAAACGATTGGGAAAAAGAAGTTATTCATCAAAAAGGATTGTTATTTAATCTTCAAAAAGAAAGAGATAATGCAGTTGAATTTAGTAGGTTATTGAAAAAGGAAAACAAAGATCTTAAAGATTTCTTATTTGAAAAAGGTCTTATAGATGAGAAAGGGCAAGTAATCGAAGATGGCTGATGATAAAATTGTCCTGATGGGTGATTCTATAAATGAATTTACTCCAAAGAATTTTACTTTTTTCAAAAAACCTACTTATTATGATATGTCTGAATTAAAGTTAGAGGGTTTAAAAAAATTCTCTGAAATAATTCAGTGGGGGCGCAGAAACCCAGTAAAATTCTGCGAAAGATTTTTTGGTATCGAATTTCTTGACTATCAGAAATATGTATTTATGATGTCATGGATTACACCAAATGTTGTTTGGTGTATGAGTCGTAATGCTGGTAAGACAACTCTAGGTAGCCCATTTTTGATGGCTAAAACAATGTTACTGCCCAAATTTGAAGGGTACATTTTATCAAGCACAGGTTCTCAAAGTATAGGTATGATGAAGAAGATTGAATCTATTGCCAAAAAAGAAATCGCTTCATTTACTGGTTTGACAGATGTGTTTCTAAACGAACTTGTCAAAAGTTCAAATAGCGAGGGCTTTCGGCACGATCCAGCATCTTACTCCTTTAAACTTTATTCAGGATCGAGTTTGGCTACGGTCAACTCAAATTTTGATGGATCTCGTGGTCGAAGAAGCCGACTTAATTTCTATGATGAAGCATCGTATGTATCTGAAGATATGTTCGCTGCTACTCTTCCGTTCGTCACTCAGAACAGTGACTTCGCTCTTGGTGGTGATGTTGATGTAACATTGCTTCCACCAAACTTCCCAAATCAAGTTGTATGTGCAAGTTCAGCAGGTTCTATGGATGATGTCTTTTATAAAAGATATAAAGAAGCTGCAATGCACTCTATGGCAGGTGATAAGAATTATTTCTGTGCAGATATAGATTGTGAAGTAATTCTTCATGCTACTTATAATGGAAAAGTATATCCCGTTCCACTACTTACTCAAGCAAAGATTGATTCAGAAATGAAGATGAATCCAACTAAGGCTACTCGTGAGTATATGAATAAATTTGATTCAGACCTTGGTGATGATATAGCAGTTAAGAAATCACAAGTGCTTAGAAATAGCGTTGTTAGACCGCCAATGCTTGTTAATGATGATAATTCTCTTATGGTCATCTGTTTTGATCCTGCCAAAAAAAGAGATAATAGCTTTGTGTTGGTTGGTAAATTACATAGAGATGATAAGCGTGGTTGGTTATTAGACGTTGTAAATGGTATTAATTTGATTGATAAAGAAACACAAAAACCACTTACTACTCCTGAACAGGTAACAATGCTTCAAGATATCATAGTCAGATATAACGGATACGGTGTTCCTGATTATAAAAATATTCATGGAGTATACATTGACGCAGGTTCTGGCGGTGGAGCTACCCAGATATGTGATCTGCTTTTTGATAATTTCTATGAAGCAAAGCATAAAGGCGAAAAAGACTATGAACATCATGGATTGATTGATGCGAATTATGATTATGCTGTTCCATATGTAAAAAGATATCCAGACGCTATTGATATTATTCGTATGCGTGAACCAGCTAAATATAAGGCAATTATGTATTCGCAGTTATGTGAAATGATTGATCAGGACTTGATTAGTTTTACTGCTGAGTATGATTATCATGGAAATCTTACTATGCTTGAAGAAGAAAATGGTGAGGTTGTTGAAAAGAATTATAAATTATCTCTTGAAGAAGAAATTGGTCTTAAACAGCTTGATGCTATGAAGGAAGAATTAACTCACATGTACAAGTACAAATCTTCTAATGGAAATATTAGGTATGACCTTGCTCCTGGTTTTGAGAACATTCTTCATGATGATAGATCGTACTGTCTCGCTTTAATGGGACACGCTTTATTTACATTAAGAAGTCAAGATCAAGTAAGACAAAGAAGACCACAAGAAGATGCCACAGATTTCATCAATAAGCTTACAATCCGTAAAGCAAAATACAATTAAGGAGGTGCATTATCAAATATGCCTAGACCTAAGAAAGTAGATGCAAATTCTAATGCACCTGCTAAAATAAATAATTCACAGAAGAAAACCACTTCTTCTACTCTCAAACAGCCAACCGCAAATGAAATGCGTGAATGGTATGAGAAAAATAAAAGTAGACTTGAACGTTATGAAGATGCAACAAGTGCAATTACAAGTCTTCGAGATATTCAGAAATCCAAGACATATACTACAATTAGTAATTATTCTAAGGAAGATGTAAAAGATTATATTAAAAACATTTCTTCTAGTGAAGCAAGTCTTAGAAGTCTATCTCGTTATCTTTATTATCGTTCAGAAATCTACTATCGTCTTTGTAAATATTATGCAAATCAAATTGATTTATCTATTCGTAACATAGTTCCCCCATTTATAATTTCAGATAATAATGACGTAAAATCCACATTGAAAAAGTATCAGGAAACAGTTGATGTTGTAGATACTCTCGGATTGAATTATGAGTTTCGTAAAGCTGCATCTATAACACTTCGAGAAGACGCATTTTATGGATGCGCTTATTATACTGAAGGACAAGGAATGTTTATACTTCCGCTAGATCCATCATATATGAGAATTGCAGGTGTATTTCCTGATGGTTCATTTGCATGTGCAATGGATATGAGCTATTTTAAGCGAAATTCCGAGCTATTGGAATATTGGGGAGAGCCATTCAATAGTATGTGGAATACATATCAAAGTACAAATGAAAAATATCAGTTAATTCCCGAAGAATATAATGTATGTATTAAATTCAGATCTGAGGATTGGGAAACAATTGTTCCTGTACTTACTCCTATATTCTTATCATTAATTGACCTTATGGATGCTTCTGATTATCAGGCAGTTCAACAAGCAGCCAATATTTATAAATTGGTGTGGCTTGAAATGAAAACTATGGGTAATGATGTAGATGATTGGGCTGTAAATCCAGATATAATGATTCAATATTTCAATCGTATGCTTGAAGAAGCATTACCACCCTATATCTCTGCTGCTATTGTTCCTGGTGAATTACATGAAATTAGTTTTCCAGATGATGCAACTGGCGATGTTACAAAAGTTGAAAAAGCTACAAAAGAAATCCTCAATACGGCTGGTGGTGCTCAGATATTAAATCTAAACTCCGCTTCTAACTCTACTGCCTTTAAATATGGCGTACTTGCAGATTCTACATTTTCTATTTCGACTCTTATTCCACAGATTCAAGCGATTGTAAATCGACTTTTATCGACTTGGATACCCGAACCTTGTAAAGTTAAATTCTTTGATGTCTCTATTTATCAGAAGGATGATTTTAAGAAATCAATCCTTGAGTCTTGCCAAAATGGACTTCCAAACAAGATTTTATACAATACATTAAACGGTGTATCTGAAAAAGATACTCTTGCTATGAATTTCTTAGAGGAAGACTGTCTGAATCTTGGCGAAAGGCTTAAACCATTTAGCACATCATATACACAATCTGGTGATAATCAAGGTGGCGGTCAAGAAAAAGACCAGTCAGATTTAAGTGATGAAGGACTAAAGACAAAAGATCAGGACAAAAACGATATGTAAGGAGTAGATAGATTATGAAACAAAAATTTATAACAACCCAAGATACCCATACTGCTATTCTCTTATTTCAGCAAGGATATCAACGGGTACAAAACTCTAATGGTATTTATGTATTTTTGAATACTGACAAGTTTCAGTTTTCAAATGATATAGATATAACAAAAATTCAGTATAGCAATATGCTTACATTCTAACCACTCTCCTGCTTTGAGTGGTATATCAACAAAGAAAGGAGGAATAGGTTAAATAATGCCCAAAAAGAAGAAAAGACGAATTATGTCTATTGATGAGCTGTATGAGTTTTGTTTAAAGAATAATTTTGCTCATTTTGATAGTAATGAATTCGGTAAAGAACTTATGGTTCGTATGAATGGTAATTTTGAAAAAACTTCCAAAGATGAAGATAAACATAAAGAATCTCTTACTCCATTCGTTAGTCGTGCATTTCACGATCATGTCAATCTCAATAAATCGGAAATCTCCGAAGAATCTTTTAATGAAAATGTCCCATCAGCAAACTTTCGTCCAATCTTAGCACATATCACTACCAATTCAGATAATGAATTAGATTTCGGTAGCCATGATTATTATATGACTACTGACAAAGATGGTAACGACAAAGTTGTATACGAAGAACAGCCTATCGGCGTTATTGATGGCACAAAGACTACTATTGAATATGATGAAGACGCTGGCGTAAATCGTGCAGTTTTGCATGGTTATTTATACGATGAGTATTGTCAGGACGCTATTGAGATTCTTAATAGACGTGGAACTGTAGATTGTTCGGTGGAATTATGCATTAGGGAGTTATCATTTAATACTGCTAATAAAACATTGCAGTTAGATGATTTTTATGTATCAGGTCTTACTCTTCTGTCAAAGGATGTATCCCCTGGTATGGCAGGAAGTAATTTTAAAATTGAAGATTTCGCTGTAAATGCGGAAACAGTAACATTTAACACAGACAACAAATTGATTGAAACTTTAGAGAAATTAACTAATATTCTTGAGAGTTTTGATATAAATCAAAAATCAAAGGAAGGAGGAACAAATAACAAAATGACAAAATTTGAAGAGTTACTTGCCAAATATGGTAAGACTGCTGAAGATGTAACATTCGACTATACAGAAATGTCAGATGAGGAACTTGAAGCAAAATTCGCTGAGATGTTCGATGATGACAATTCAGAAGGAGACAACTCAGGTAGCGGAGAATCTGGTGAGCCTTCCAATGATGGAGAAGGTGATGGCGAAGGAGCTTCTGATCCAGATGGTAATGAAGGAGAAAGTCAGACTTTTGAAAAGATTGTTCGTACATATGAAATCAGTCATGAAGATACAAGATATGCACTTTACCAGCTTTTATCTGAATATGAAGATGCTGATAATGAGTGGTACTTTATCAACGCTGTTTACGATGATCATTTTACATATGAGAACTGGAATGGTGATAAAATCTTCGGTCAGAACTATACAAAAGACGGTGATAATGTAGCTTTTGATGGAGAAAGATACAATTTACATCGTGAACTTTTAACAGATAGTGAATTTGCAGAGTTACAGTCTATGCGTTCAAACTACGCTGCACTTAAAGAGTTTAAGGAGACAGCAGAAAAGAATGAACTTCATGCAAAACGTGAGGAAATTCTTGCAAATGAAAACTTTGCTTCTATTTCTGAAAAAGATGAAGAAGGAAAATTCATTAATAAGGATTTTGAGAAACTGTATACAAATATGGATAACTACTCTCTCGAAGATTTAGAGAAGGAAGCAAAACTTATCTATGCGGATTCTAATATGAAAACTTTTGCAGCTACCACTGATAAAACTCAGAAAAAGTCAACCGTAAAAGTATTTGCTAATGTAAACAAGTCTAAGAAGGATAACCGTTACGGAAATCTTTTTAGCAAATAAAACAAGAAATATAAATCAATGTAATGACACTCAAATTGAGTGTCTTTTTTAATGCAAAAATTTAAGGAGGAAAAATAAATGATTCAGATGACTATTGCAAAACATGCAGTGGCTTTCCCTTCTAAGGTTCTCGCAAGAGATGGTGGAAAGCATATTTATAACATTCAGTTAGCAGAAGCAGCCAGTGCTTATGTGGATAATGGCTGGTTCGTTGGTAAGGGCGATTTTATTGAGTTAGACCTTTATAAAGCTGTTACTCCTACTTCTTTTGAAGGAACTGTAGTTGGTGTTGCAGCTAACGGAAATTTTTATGTTGAGGTTAAAAGTGCCGAGAATGCCCTGTTTGTATACCAGGTGCCAATGATCGAGGAGACATATAGCAATACATTTAAGAAAGAAAGCAACTATACAAATGCTCCTACTCAGGTAGTTAGAGCTTATGAACTCGCAGTTGGTGACGTAGTTGAAATTTCAGCAGATGGATTTTCTGGTGACATCGCTGTTAAGGACGGTGTTGAACTCAAAGCCATTTCTGGTGTAACTGCCGCTATGCAGCTTACAAAGAAAGCCTAATTTTTGAGAAAGGAGAAATAAATAAATGTTAGATACAAGTGTAAAAAATCTTATGTTTGACCTCGGTGCAGGTCGTGAAATTTATGATGCCGATTCTAATCGTGTAATTTCTAAGGCAGAAGCTAGTGACACAATTAGAAAGGCTTGTTTTGAATACCTTGGACTTACTAAGGATTCTTCTAATAAGCAGATTAAGAGAGCATTAAATTCTGAGAGAGGAACACAGTTCTTCGAGGTAATTGAGGAAATTATTGATACTCAGATTGCTCATGGTCTTTCTGAGAATGAGTTTTTCAACAATTATGTTGAGTCAAAGAATATGAAAGATGGAGACGTAAATGAATTCTGGGCTGATGATGAAGTATTACTTACTGTAAGCAAGGTCAGCGGTGACGCACATGACTTATCCATCCAGCGTTTAGGTTCTGGTCAGTCTTATCATGTTGATACAGCAGTATACGGTATCAAGGTTGGTGGAGATATTCGTCTCTTCTTAACTGGTCGTAAGGATTGGGGTGCTTTCGTAGATGCGGTTGTTAAGGCTTATATTCAGAAGGTTCAGACACTCATTTCTTCTCAGTTTGCAAATGGTGTAAACCTTATTCCTGTTCCTGCTACTCTCAAGGGTACTGGTGCTTTAGCTGCTTCTACAAAGGCTCAGTTTGATGCAATTATCGAAAAGGTTGGTGCTGCTAACGAAAGCGGTGTTGTAATCATGGGTACTAAGACAGCATTAAAGTCTCTTAATGCTCTTACAAAGGTTGATTGGGCTGATCCTGCTAATTCAATCAAGGAGTCTGTAGCAAACACAGGCATTATCGGTGGTTATGAGGGAACACCTCTTATGGAGATTCCACAGAAGTTTACTGATAAGTCTCTTGCTACTCCTATCGTTGATAACAAGAAACTCTATATCATGCCAGCAGTTGATGATAGATTTATCAAGTTTGTTGACTATGGAGAGACTGAACTTGAAGTAAACGAAAAGGGTGCTACTAAGGATGATATGCAGTCTTATGAGGTACAGAGACGTATGGGCGTTGCAACTCTTATGACTCGTTATCATGGTGAGTGGGATCTGTAAGATTTACTTATAGATTGATTATAAGGAGAGTGGTAATCCACTCTCCTATTTTTGAAAGGAATTGAAAGGAATGGCATATACAAAGAAAACTACTACTGCTACTGGTAGCACAGAAAAAGTAACAAAAACTACAGAAGTTAAAGAAGATGTAAAAACATTTTCACCCGAAGATACTGTTCCATGTCGTTCATTAGTAAGTGGTGGACTTTATATCGAGGGAGCACGTTCACATATTCTTTATAGTTGGGCTGATTGTGGAGATGTAGTTGATGTTGAATATAGAGATTTAATTTATCTCGTTAGAACTCGTGAAGATGTAAACATTTATTCACCAAGAATTATTATTGAGGATGAAGATTTTGTTGAACAGAATAAGTCTGTAAAAGATTTATATGAGTCCATGTATGAAACAAGTGACTTAAATGAGATTTTAAATCTTCCTGTTCCGCAGATGTCAGAAACAATTAAAAAGCTTCCAAAAGGTGCAAAGGAAGCCCTTAAAGGTATTGCTTCTACAATGATTGAATCTCATGCACTTGATTCAGTTCACAGAATTAAGGCTCTTGATGAAATTTTTGGTACAAAAATGTTACTTACATTAGTTCAGGAATAGTAAAGGAGGCTCACAATGACGCTTCCATATGAAACAATTTTTTCACGAACAAGAGGACGAATTTCAGATCCGAAAGAACTCTCTCTTGACGAAAACGATTTGCTTGAAATTTATACAGAGCGATTAAGCAATGTAATCTCTAATCCAAGGGTGCGTAGACTGTTCTCTTCTCTCACACTCGATGATGAAATTCAACAGTTGGATTTTACGCTGAATAATTCAGTAGATGAAACGGCTGATATGAATTTTGTCGTAGGAATTCTTGTACTTGGAATGACGATTGAGTGGCTACAACCACAGGTTGATTCTATTATGCATACATCAGTAATGATAGGCGGTAAAGAAGAAAAGAAGTTACTTGACAATCATAAAAATATGATTGATCGTCTGGATTCCATGAAAATTGAATTAAATAAACGTATTCGTGATTACGGATATATGTATAATTCCTATATTAACACGGAGTCCTAATATGCAATACATATATGGTGACTTTACAGACAAGCAAATCAATGAAGCAGTTCGTGCAATGCATGGTGATATTCACAAATTACTGCTCTATAAAGACAAAACAATTGAAGAGAAAATATTTGAAGATGATGAAGCATTTCTCGTCTTCTTTGAGAATGTTATGTTTAAATTAGGTGGTACAAAAACCTTATTTAATAATAATGGACTTATGGTAACTCTTATGGCGACTTTACAAGGTGCTATGGATAATTTCAAGAGTGACCATTTTAATTACAAAAAATTCCGTAGGGCAATCTTAGATTCTCACGGATATATAAAAGCAATGTTTGAGGGAGGTGTAAGCGATGCCGAGTCTACAAACAGCTAGGCGTGTCGCAAACGCCAAGAACAACGGTGCTAAAACGATTGGTCAGATTTATAAGGAACAGTCTGATTGGGCGATGGAACAGACTTGGGATAATGATATCCAGAGTAAAATCTGTTATATCTACGACTTCTATCATGACGATCAGCCACGATTAGCTGAAGGTATGACATATGAGAATACAACTAAAACACGCATAGATGTAAAGTTTATTGTTAAGTCATATCAGTCTATGGATAAAGACCAAGTAGAATATTACATTCAGTTTAGACCATCACAGGCAGTTCGATTTTCAGAAAATGATGAATTATATTATTTTGAAACTGATTACAAATCTGTTTATGGAAATACATTTCCTGTAGGCGAATACATTGATATTCCAGACGATAGAGGAGTTTATCATAAATGGTTGATTTGCCGTGAAGAAAGAGCAAACCAATTTCCGAAGTATCTCGTTCTTCCATGTGATTATGAATTGTGTTGGATTGAAGTGAATGGTAAAGATAGAATTAAGCGTAGAATGTGGTCTGTTCTTCGTATGCAAAGCAGCTACACTATCGGGCAGTACACGGATCGAGTATTTACAAGAACTGATAACCAAAATAAAATCTGGCTACCGTTAAATAAACTTACAGAGAAATTCTGGTATACTAATAGCGAAGATACTACAATGAGAATTGTTGTAAGTGCTCCTACTGAACACCCTCTAATATGGGCATGTACAAAAATTGAGAATATTCAGCCTATAGGCGTTCAGAAACTTACAATCTATCAAACTGTTTGGTCTGACAATAGAGATTATATTGAGAAAGACGAAAATGGTAACATTATTGGTATGTGGGCTTCATATTTCGATTCAGAAATTGCTCCAACAGATCCATCTACTCCAACCACTCCCCCATCTTCCATTGTAGCAAGAATTTCAGTATCCACGTCAACTATCAAAATTGGTGGCAGTTATAAAAATCTTACAATAAATCTATTTAATGATTCCAATGAAGATATTACAACTGAATATGCTGATGCAACCTTTACATGGACTTGTTCTATTAATAATGAAGACTGGACTGATAAAGTAACATGGCGAGCTGGTACAGAGTACAACCAAAAGAAAGTAAAGTTTCCTAATGACACTTCTACTATCGGCAAAATATTGTCTGTTAAATGTGAAATCACTAAGGATAACTTGCCGATTGAATCTGAAATTTTACCGTTGGAATTAACTGAATAGGAGGTGTTTTTATATGGCAGAAAAATTAATTACAAAGAATGATTTGTTAAATAAACTTCGTGCATATAGAACTACTCCTGATGATGAAAATATTCAGTATAAGAAAAAGATTGAGAAAGCACTTATGCTTAATCCATGTCTTTTATATGCACTTAATGAAAAATCATTAGAATCAGAACTTTTTGATGATGATGGCAATATCAACTGGGAATGGAACGAAGAAACAAAGGAATACGAACCTCTTGGTGAATGGGATAGATATTTTGGTGGAACATCTAATATCCGTCCTTATTTGTTTATCCCTGATACTCAGACTGAGGTAAAACATTATATCTGTTATCAAGTATCTTTTGATGAAATGCCTCGTTATCAAGATACATTAAAGTATACAAATGTTACATTTACTATTTTTGTTCATGGTAATGACAGAAATGATAAATTAACTGGTATTCCAAGACACGATCTCATTGCTTCTATTATAAGAGAGCGATTTAATTGGTCAAATATATTTGGAATGCAAACACATCTTGTATCTTCAAAAGAGTCCACAACAGATAATAATTATATCGTTCGCACCCTTGTATTCCAAGTTGTTGACACTAATGGAATCGTTAAGACTACTAATGGTATAACGAGTACAAATAACTATCAGTTAAGGCGGTGATATTATGTCACAGCAAAATACTGATATGTTAGACGGACTTCAAGCTGCCGTTATAGCTGAAGCCCAAAAGAGAAAAGAGAATACACAAGAATATAAATTTGATCCACTTAAAATGTATTTTAGAGAAGATTACCTTGTTAAAGGTATTCGTATTGTACAGCCGACAATAGGTGATATTCTCAATATGGGTGAATCAAAATTTTATTCTGGTCTTTCGCCTTTTCTATATAATTCTACTTCTATTCGTGTAATGTTATGGGATTTACCACAACGAATAGATTGGTGCAAAGTAAAAGATATTGAAGTATTTGGTATGTTGAAAAGTATGACAGATACTGATAATTCGGCAATTCGATTGTTATTCCCAGATTATAGAATTGAACATATGCAGTTAATGCAGTTTAAAGAAAAAGATTCTGATAAACCTCAACTGTGTTTATATGATTCTGAAAATGATTTTATTTTAAAAGAATCTGAATATATGGAAATAGCTGAATATATCAGAACCTTGCTTAATATCCATCCAAAAATAGAAAAAGCAAAGGGAAAGACAACAAAACAGTGGATGATAGATGAAGATAAAATGAATATGGTTCAGAGAGATGAGAAAAATACTTCCACTCTTCTACCACTTATATCAGCTTGTATAAATCATCCTGGTTTTAAATATAAATTACAGGAACTTAGAGATGTCGGAATTTATGAGTTTATGGATTCTGTACAGAGATTACAAATATACGAATCTACTCATGCTTTAATGGGTGGAATGTATTCAGGATTTGCAGATATGTCTAAAGTTCCAAAAGAACAATTTAATTTTATGCGTGAATTGCATGAATAGTTAGAAAGATTGAGCGATTTATATCGCTCTTTTTTAATACAAATTTTTATTATAAGGAGGAATTAAATTATGGCATTTAAACTTGGTGACGTAATTATTGACCGTCTTCAGTTTGGTTATGGTGCTACAAAGACAAAAGCTCTTTATGCACTGACACAGTTGACAAATGCAACTATTGATATTACTGCTGACTCAACAGATATCAAAGATAAAGATGGTAACTTAATTTATAGAAAGTATTCAGGTAAAAGTGGCGAGGTTACTGCTACCAATGCGTTTATGAACCTTTCTGTAATTGAAGCTATCTCTGCTCAGGATGCTGAACTTGCTTCCGATACTAACACGATTGTTATGCCTATCTTTAAGATTGTAAAAGCAGGTGAGACGCTTGATATCACAGATGCTGTTGAAGATTCATTTATTGTAAATGCTCTTTCTGCAAATGGTTCACTTGGAAAAGCCTATACAAAAGGTTCTGCTGCTTCTGCAACAGAGTTCAAAGTAGACACAGAGACAGACCATAAACTTACACCGCCATCAGATCCAGAGGAAACACAGTACCTTGTTAAATTCAAAAAGAACGTTAAGAGCGGTGCTAAGATTACAATTTCTGGCGACAAATATCCAAAAGCTCATGAATTATACTTCAAAGCTCTTGCAGTTGATAAATGTGAAATTGGAAGCTATCGTGCTTGCATTATTCATATTTCATCATTCATGCCAAGTCCAGAAGTAAGTCTTGCACTTCAGGGTGGAGATTCACAGACAATGGATTATAAGGGTGCAATCCTTACAAATGCATGTTCTACATCTCAGGATATGGTTGAAATCTACTTTGTAGACGAAGAAGAGGAAGTCTAATCTTTATACAACCAAAACATATTTAGAAGAGTGGTCTTCCACTCTTCTATTATATTAAGGAGATGAATGAATGAGCAAGAATGATTTAAGAATGTGCTGTGTTTGTCATAAGGAGTATTCGTTTTGCCCAGTTTGTAATCCAGAAGACAGATTAAAACCTACATGGCATTTTGCTTATTGTAGTGAAAATTGCAAAGATATTTACAATATTACTTCTTCTTTTGAAAATGGAAGATTATCTGATATTGATGCAAAAGCAAAATTAGAAAAGTTAGATTTAAACGAAAAAGATAATTTTGGAGAAAGTTATCAAAAATCTATAGACTCTATTATGAAAGCAAAACCACAAGTTGTTACAAAAGAAAATAAAAAGACAGAGGTTAAATCTGTCAAAAAAGATATTTTTACAAAAGTCGAAAACGAGGCTGAAAGTAATGTTGAATAGTGATTTTTAAATAAGGGATTATAACATACCACTATTCAATGTTATAATCCCTATTTTTTACGCCATTAAACTGAGGAATAAAAAGGAATGATAATAAAAAGTAATTTAAAACCAAGAGACTATACTGAAAAAGAAGCTGTTCGTATATATAATCGAGACCAGCAAACATTTTATATAGATTCTAATGTTTATCCAGTAGATGTATATACAAGTTATAGTCCTAAATGTGAAAGAAAAATTATAATAATGACTTTCATAAGAGAGGATACAAAAGAAGTTTATAAAAAATGGCAAGATTATGAAACAGACCAGCTTAAACGCCCAAATTAGGGTGTTATTTTTATACACAAAAATAGGTTACTCAAGACAATGAGCATAAAAGTAGATGTCATACCTGTGAGTGAACGATTACGGAATCAATAGTCAGGTCACTGCTACTCTCCTATTTAGCAAAAGGAAAGGAGAAAATATGTCATATACATTAAAAACAGATTTAGCAAATAGGTCTAATTATGGTGGACAGAGAAACACTAATAAAATTAAATATCTTGTCTTCCATGCAACATCAAATGATGGTGATACAGACGAATCAAATGCGAGATACTTTAAAACTCATGTTGTGAAAGCTTCCGCTCATGCATTCGTTGATGACAATTCAGTTACTGTATCTGTTCCTGCAAACTATGTAGCTTATTCAGTTGGTGGAAAACGTTATTCTGATTACAACCGTACAGGTGGAGCTTCTATGTATGGTAAAATCACTAATACAAATTCGTATAATATTGAAATGTGTGATTGCAATAAAAATGGAATTTTTAATTTTACAGAGGCTACATTAGAAAACGCAGTTGCCTATGGTAAATATATTATGAATTTATATAACATCCCGATTACAAATGTTTATATGCATTTTGATGTTAATGGAAAACATTGCCCTATTCAGTGGTGGAATAAACTAGAAGAATGGAACAAATTCAAACAGCGTTTAGGAAACATAAATGTTTCTTCTACTGTAGCACAGGAAACACTTTATACAAGAACACAGTTCATCAAAGACGTTCAGAGAGTTATTGGTGCAGGGGTTGACGGGAAAGCCGGTAGAGAAACATTATCAAAAACTATAACTGTATCTGCAACTACAAACAGAAAACATGCTGTAGTTAAACCAATCCAGAAATATTTAAATTCAAAAGGATTTAATTGTGGCACGGTAGATGGTTGCGCAGGTTCAAAATTTGATGCTGCTGTAAAAGCATATCAGAGAGCAAACGGATGTATTGCAGACGGTGTAATCACGGCAAAAGGTAAAACATGGAAAAAATTGCTTGGGTTATCCTAAGCGGAAAGTGAGGAAACTATGGATTTAACATTTTTAGCAAATTTTGCAGTTCCAATTATTGTTGGAGTTTGTTTATGTGTTGGATACGTAATTAAGAACGTTATTACTACAGATACAATCAATAAATATATTCCATTAATTATGGCAGTTTTAGGTGTTGTACTTAATATTTGGATTAATATGTCATTTACTCCTGAAATCTTATTAGGTGGAATGTTTAGTGGTTTAGCAAGCACAGGTTTGTATGAAGCATTCAAACAGCTTATCAAAAAATAAGAAGGCGGGTTTATGAATGGATGCTATAGAAAATTTATTTAGTTTAGATTATCCATCTATTATCATGGGGGTTTTTATAATCATTCTTGGTGTTGATAAAGTTATATTTCTCCTTACAAAAGTCAAAAAATCTCTACGAATTAAATTTGGATATGAAGAAGACAAATTAACTATTGAAGACAGAATAACCACTTTAGAAAAACATGATAATTGGCAATACAAAGAGATTACTAAAATGTCTAAAGGTATTGAAAATATTGAATCTGAATTATTAGATAATAATTTAGAGAGAAAACGAAAATACATTTTAGATTTTTGTTCTTCTCTTTCCAATGGTCAAAAGCAGAATAAAGAAGCTTTTAATAATGTATTCAAAACATACAAAAAATATGAAAAGCTTTTAAGTGATCATAATATGGAAAACGGTCAAGCAGAAGAAAGCATAAAGTTCATTTCTGAGAAATATCAAGAATGTTTAAGAAACGGCAATTTTTAGCAACATTCTTTTAATTATATCACAAAAATTACCAATTCTGGTTAATATTTTCTTATGTATTATATGAATATACAAAATAATTCTAAGCATACTACATTACATGAAGAATAAAGTTGGTGAATATAGGTATAAACAGAATATATCAATATCAGAATTGTCCAAGAGATGCGGACTATCTTCTACTGCTATTTCTAATTTAGAAAATGGATATACTTCTGATATTTTATTATCTCATGCAGTCGCTTTATCTCTTGCGTTACATGTAGACTTATATGAATTATTTTGTATAAAGAGATAAAGGAGATGTATGCCTATGGGAATGTATTACAATGTAATTTGTGAAGAAATCGAAATAACAGGTGGAAAAGTAATTCATATTGACAAGAATTTAGGGAATATGAATGATGTCCATAAACTTGTCTGTGAAAATATCAGCAAATATCCAAACGCCAAATGGGAACTTTATTCTATGATACTTAATAACTAAAACCAATACATACCACAATTAAATATAAGAAATATGAAAGAGCGGTTTCTTCGGAAGCTGCTCTTTTGTTATGTAAAGGAGAGAATAATATACAAGAATTAAAATTAACATCTCCTATCGCACCTTCAGTCAACCACTATTTAGGTTGGAGAGCTATTTTAAAAAATGGGAAACCAATGGCGGTAGGATATAAAAAACCAGAAGCAATTAAATATCAGAAAGAATTTGCAAAATATGTAAAGACAGAAGCAAAAAAACAAAACTGGATTAAATCGGATGACAAATCACAGCACTATTATATGGATTGCATCTTCTATTTTGACAGAGTAGATAAAGATGCCAATAACAGTTTTAAGTGTCTTGCCGATGCGATTACAGACAGCGAATCCGTGTGGATTGATGACACTCAGTTATGTGAACGTGTACAAGGGATTTATTATGATTCAGAAAATCCACGAATAGAAATTACAATACGACCTGTTGACTACATTGGAGTTTTTGACAATGCTTCACAGTTTGATGAATTTAAATCTCACTGCATCGGATGTAAAAAATACAAACGAAATTGTAGTCTTCTAAAGAAAGCTATAGAAGGTCGAATTCAAAAAGAAATACATAATGGAGAATGTGAAAAATTCTCACCAATAAATGATTAAAGGAGAAAAAGTAATATGAAACTTTTAGAGTTTGTAGAAAAGTATAACGACATGGCAAATAACACATTAAAGGAACAGCTATTAAGTAAAATTAAAATCACTCCATATGTTTCAATCATTAAGAAAGATGCTTACGCACAGTTGATTGTAGATAAGACAACATTTGAGCAGGAAGCTTATGATGATAACGGAGTAACAAAGTATCGTAAAACAGATAAGATTAGAGTAAATTCTGTTGGTCAGTATGTACAGTTTTGTCGTGCAGTGATTGAATTATATACCGATCTTGAGATTGACGATGATGATAAAGGATTCATCAAGGGATATGATGCACTTAAATCATCTGGCTTACTCGATATTTTAATGGTTGGCTCTGATAAAACTGATCCACTTATTCCTATGAGTGAATTGAGTGAGTTTAAGACCATTCTATCCATGAAACAGTCGGATGTACAATTTAATGAGACAACTACTCAGGCGTTTATTAGCAAACAGATTGGAAGGATTTCTGATTTGGCAAATGCTACTCTCACACCGCTTGTTAATGTTGTAAGTAATAAACTCGATGAGATTCCAAAAGAAGATTTGGAAGGAAAAATTCTTGAATTTGTTAAGAAAGGTAATTTCAAAGAAGTCTAAGTAAATTCAAATTTCTTGTGAAATAAACAGGCTCTATACGTGTCACAGCGCATAGTGCTTTTTCTTATGGAGAGTGGTTATACTGCTCTCCTATTTTAGTGTAAAAATAGTGAAATTATAGTGAAAATTTTGGAGGTGATGAAATTACATGTCGAATAATCAAAGTTCATTTTATCAATCATATATGAAAAAATTACAAGAAAAAGCAAAGGAAGCAGTTAAGGAAGCCCAAGAGAAGTCTTTTTCAGAATATTTTAATGTAGCAGAAAAAAAGATAAGAACTATATATAAAGATACTATTACGGATTTTTATAATAGCTACCCTAACCATTTTTATGATAGGCGTGGAAGTTTATATGATTTAATTCAAACTAAAAAGGCTACTGATTATTTAAGTATATGGTTTGAACCCTCTTTAATTTCCTATAGAAATGGATACGCAGGAGAAGATGGTCTTTATGATCAAGTGTTTAGACAAGGCTGGCATGGTGGAGCAAATATTAATGGAGAAATGTTAGTTCCTTGGACTGCACCACCAGTCGAATACGATGGTAACAGAACGCCTTGGTCTTTTCCTGAACCTTGGAACAAAAGAGTTGGTATTAAGCATGGCTGGGAACAAGCAGAAAAAGCTTCAATATCACCACTTCAAGATTTTAAAAGAAGAATAGACCAATATCAAAAAACAGAGTATCAAAAAGATTATGAAAATATATGGAATAAATATAAATCAAATATAAAAATAGACATATAGGAGGTATAGAATGGCTGACGAAATAAAATTAAAAGCACCCACCGTTGAACAACAAGTTGTTGTTAATATCAATGGTGAAGATAAATTAAAATCATTTGCAGACACTCTTGATAAAATTTCCAATAATAAAAACCTTCAAAAATATTGGAAAACCCAACAAGATTTAATAAATGCTACTGCTGATGCTTATAGTAATTTTCAAAAGAAGGCTTCTAAAGACAATGCTTCTGAGTTAATTAAAGTGACAAATGCTTTAAAAGCAATGTCTGGAACAGATTTATCACATATCCTACCTGATTTTGATAAAATCTCGAAGAGTATGTCTGAAGCTCAAAAGGTTGCTGGTAATATTGATAGTGCTTTTTCTGTAAAAGGATTTAAAGAGGCGTTTGATTCTTTTGAAACATTAAAAGCGTATGGAACAGATGTTCAAAAATTATTTAGTCATTTCGGTGTAAGCTCTGATATTGGTGAATTACAGCAAAATGTTCGTTTACTAGAAGGTGAAGTAGAAAGACTCACTGGAAGATTGAGTGATGCAAAAAATGCCAATGAAGAATTGCGAAATGAATTTGAAAACTTTAAAGTTGGTTCTGGTTTTGCTGACAAATTAGACGAACTAGATAGATTAAAAGCAGAAATGCAAAATATTCGTGATGAGGCTACTCAGACATTCAATCAATTTTTAGATGCAAATAAAATTGATAGATACGATTGGTTTAGTGATGATAGATTTGCTGAATATTTTGAAAAATTAGAAAACGGTACTCTTACAGCTACAGACGCAATAAGACGATTTAAATCAGAATATTCTTACCTTCTTGAAGATAGCTATAAGTCAAACGGAGACTCATTTGGATTAGATCAATTACAAGTCTTTTCTACAAAATTTGATTCTATCTTTCACCAAGTAGAGGAAACATCAAATAAAATTAATGATATTCTCTCCAATGGTGTTATAGCGAAATCAGTACAAAATCTTAGTGAAGACACTACTCTATCCGATTCTCAGCGTTCTATATTTGGGAATATTCTTCAAGATGAAGAATCTCTAAAATCAATTACAGCCTTATTTCAGAAATTAATAGACGAAACTAATCAGACTAAGAACACAGAAGTCTTCAATACTGAACAGTTTACAAAACTTGAATCATTATTTAGAAGTATTGAGTCAAGTTTATCTTCTATTAAGGGAGTTCTGGTTGATGTCGGTGATGGTGAAGAATTATCTCCGTTATTAAAACAGCTTGATAATATCAGAGAAGCAACTTCTAATATTAAACTAAGTTTAAATCTCGATCTTGGTAACGAGGTGTCAGAACGATTAAACCAGAAAGTATCACAGTCAACCCAAAGACAGCTTGAAGCATATAGAAAACTCTTTTCTGCCATGAAAGGTACTGGAAAGACCAATAAGGAAATGCTTAAATTCTTTGAACCAGATGAAGCTAGTGCAACTGAGCTTATTGGTGCATATCAAGGAATTATAAAGAGAGCCGAAGAAAAATTTAAGGTCGGAAATAGTAATGTTTATAAGAAATTACTTGGTTCTACATATGATGATTTAAAAAAAGAGATAAAAAATGCTAATGCTCAGTTAGGTCGTGCAGAGAATAAACGTTCAGAGAATGGAATTCTTGGAGATTTATTTGGTAATAGTAAAGATTTATCTGGTGTTATTGAACAGTTAAATACCATTGTTTCTAAGCTTGATGAGATTTCTGTATCTGCAAAAGGATTTACTGAGACATTAAAAAATGGTTTAAATGTAAATGCTTCTGTAGATGAAATCGAAAAACTTACCAATAGAGTTAAAGAGTTAGAATCTGAATTAGCAAAGATTAAAACTCCTACTACTATTCCGTCTAAGGACATGAAAGACGCATTTCCTGATAAAGATGTTTCTGCTTCTGTAGAGTCTGCTACTAATTCCATCAAAGAAGAGAATAATGTATTAGAACAGAACACTCAGAAAGTTAAGAAAAATACACAGGCTAAAGAACAGAATGCTAATGTAAATCTTAATAAATATGATAAGCATTTGGATTCTTATAATGGTAAGGTTGATAAATATCAAGCCACTATTGACAGATTTAATGATGGTGGCTGGACAAGTGATACATATTTGGAAAATGTGCAAGCTGTACGTGATGCCGTCAAACAGTATGCAACTCTTCTCGACAATATAAAGACTAATCAAAATGGTATTGCTAGTGATGAGGATATTCAGAACTTAGACAAGTATGAAAAGAAAATCAAAGATACTATCGCCACTGTCACTAATATGTCAGCTTCTGAAAAGGGATATAGTCAATTAGCAGGACAAAAAGAAATTGATAAAATCAATAAAATACTTCGTGAAAATTCGGCAATGACTTCAGAAGCAAAAGCTAAAATTAAAGCATATAAACAAGAACTTATTTCTGGAAATCCTAGTGTAAGTTTGGAAAAAATACATGGCGAAATAATGAAAATTGTTAATGCTGAAGAACTTGCTGGTCGTGCTGGAAGAAGTTTCTTTGACACTTTAAAGAATAGCGGATTCCATCAGATTGCTGCTCAGATGGCAGGAATGTTCGGTGTATATGATGTTATTAATCTTGGTAAAGAAGGTTTTAATGTTGTAAGAGAACTTAATACTGCTCTTACAGAAATGCGAAAAGTATCTGATGAGACTGTTCAAAGCTTGAAAGATTATCAAGCTACTACTTTCGATACGGCAGATGCGATTGGTACAACTGCAAAACAGATACAAAATTCCACAGCAGATTGGATGCGTCTCGGAGAATCAATGAATCAAGCTGCGGAAAGTGCAAAGGGTGCCAATGTTCTTTTAAATGTATCAGAGTTTGAAGGAATAGACAAAGCAACGGAGTCTCTTGTATCAATGAGTCAGGCGTATAAAGATCTTGATAAAATGGATATAATTGATGTTCTCAATAATATTGGCAACAATTATAGTATCTCGACAGATGGATTAGCAACTGCTCTTAAAGATTCCGCAAGTGCATTAGTAACTGCAAACAACGATCTTAATGAAGCAGTTTCGTTGACTACGGCTGGCAATGCTATAACTCAAGATCCATCTAAGGTAGGGGCAGGTCTAAGGACGATTTCTCTTAGATTGGTTGGTACAGAGGAAGCTAAACAGGAGCTTTCAGATTTAGGCGAAGAAACAGATGGAATGATTACTACCGTTTCTAAACTTAGAGATACAATCATGGATGCAACCAAAGCTGCATCGTCAGATGGAAAAGGTTTTGATATTCTTGATTCTAATGGAAATTATAAAAGTACATATGAAATTATGCAAGGACTCGCAGATTTGTATGACAATATTGTAAAAAAAGATAAAGAATTGGGAACAAATAATCTTAATCTTTTACTTGAAACTATTGCAGGGAAAAATAGAGCCAACATTGCCGCAAGTATTCTTCAGAATGGAGATATGCTTCGTTCAGTGTATAAAGATGCTCAAAATTCAGAGGGATCAGCAGAAAAAGAATTAAACTCTTATCTTGATAGTATTGATGGCAAAATGGCACAATTAGAAAATCGTACCCAGGAGTTCTGGTTTAAAGTAATCGACTCCGAAACTATTAAGAATGGTATTGATTTATTATCCACTCTACTTAAAGGTGCTACTGATTTTGTAGATACAGTTGGATTGTTACCAACTATTCTCACAGGAATTGGAGCAGCACTATCATTTAAAAATGTCGGTAGGGATAAAATGTATTCCCTCAGTTTTTGAATATGCCGACAACATACATAATTTACTCTGAATACAGAGGTTTAAAGTATGTTATCCGTGAGATACACGGTGATAAATAAATAATTGGAACAATAATCGGGAACTGCGTACAACGGTCTGGTAATGCAGACGTATCACCACTCTCCTATTATGGCGACATAATTAGGTTCGTAAAAGCGTGACGCTCAAGGAATCCGATGGGATAGATCTTTCTGAGATAAGCCCTCACTGCAGCGACAACTTCCACATCAAGTTATATGCAACGATGCTTGGTGAATATGCGCTCGATACTACCTGACACAACAGGGCAATCTGTGATGGATTGTAAAATGCAGAAACTTATCTTCTGTTGTTTGAACACATCGTTCCTATGTGTATTGATAAGATGGAACAAAACCAAGAAATCTCGATTTCAATTGAGAAAATTAAAAAGTGACATTACCTATACTACAAACAATGTCACAGAGGTGTGTGTAAAATAGATGCATGATTTTTGAAATGAGGAAGATCATATGAGCAATAAAATAACACGATATAAGGTTTCTTATCACGGGTTAGATGCAGATAAATGGATTGAGGATTGCGACTTCCCGATAAGAATGCAGTATGCTACAAACAGTGGATTTGTAAATGTAGCAGATTTATCAAGGAGCAATCAGAATATATTATCAAAACTAAAGAAACAAAAACATAATAAATTTGTTAATATTGGAGAGGTTGGCTATTAAGGAGACTATAATAAAAAGCTGTTATGGTCTTTTTTGAAGGAGTGAACAGGATATTATTATTATGTAGAGAGATTGTGTTATACAATGAATTTGTTCCTGCAATGGAACATGAACTTCATCAGTTGGAATATAGTGTATATGGGCACTACGATGGAATTGGAATTGGAAAAATAATTAAATTTGATGATTGCGGTTATTTGTAGTATTTCTTAAAGTTGGGAAATTGTATTGCTCAGAATGAGCTGAATTTATTTCCGATGTGAATCGTGCCAAACTACAAATATGACACTTCGTATGGTAAATACCGAGCACTTGCCGTGACAACGGACTGCAATGTGGTAATACAGTCGCAGTTTGCTTGGTATTATATTACCATATACTTCCAACTTCATAAATCCAGAACATTAGTTTTGTCGATTTATGGAATACGAAAAATATTCAATTTTCGTACAAACTATTTACAAAGTTTATCATTTATGTTACTTTCAAAATATCAAAAATTTTGATTTTTTGAAGGAGGTAACAAGATGAAAGTTTCAAGAGAAAATTGTCCAGTAAAACCATTGATAGGCAAAATGAAACGAGAAAAAATTGTATTAAAACACAAATTACAGAGAAGAGAATCTGTTTGGTCTAATCCAAACAAATCATTGCTTATTGACTCTCTTTTAAGAGGATATATTGTACCACCAGTTTATACTATTTCTGAAGATGGTGTACAATATGTTATTGATGGCGTACAGCGATTAAGCACATTAAAAGGATTCTATAATGATGAGTTTGCAATATCTAAAAAGGCAGAACCAGTTATAATTGAAGGAACTGAATATAATATTGCAGGATTGAAATTTAGCAAACTTGACCAAGTTGTAAAGGACGAGTTAGATAGTTCTGCTATCACAGTATATGAAATCACTGAATATACAGATAAAGATGTCAGAGAAATGTTCCGAAGACTCAATTCAGGGAAACCGTTAAATACATCACAGAAGCTTACACCTGATATGTCAGATGAACTCAGTGATGCTATCTTTGATATTATTTCTCTTCCATTCTTTGAAAAGAGATTAACAGCTACGCAGTTGAAGAGTTCTGTCGATCAGAGTATTGCGCTTGAAACATTAATGCTCTGCTCCACTAATAAAGATAATGATTTTGCTTCATTCAGGGGGAAAGATAAAGAAAATTTCATTGAGTTCTATAATGACCAAGTTGACACAGAAAAGATTGAAATTATCAAAACTGCAATCAACAAACTTGATGAGTCTCTTGAAGAAGATGTAAAAATTCCTAAGACAAGTATTTCTGTATTATGTTTTGCAGCATATAGAATTTGCAAAGACAAAAAGAGCTTTGAGAAATTTGCTTTGAAAGTAAGTGAGTTCTTGGCAACATACGATGACAACACTGAATACAAGGATAATCTTATGAACGGTACTAATTCTGCTGAGTCTGTAAGATTTAGATTAGATTATTGGAGAAATATTATAAGAGAATTACAGTAGAATATTTAAAGAGTAGTCGGTTGACTACTCTTCTTTCGTATTCGTTTGTAAACATATGTTCTGAATAGTATTCTGTCGATTTTTGGTATATAATGGTAATATTAAATACTAATGATTGGTGGAGGTTTATATGGGTAATTTAATAGATGTCTACGACTATATGTTTTGGGGAGATTATAATAAAAGAATTAATGAATTAGCAAGTCTCACACTGCCTGAGAGTTGGAGTTTTGCTAATAAATCAGATAATTCAATCTTAAAAAATTATTTAAAATATACATTTTTTAAATTACAAGAAGAAGATAAGGTTTTGGAAACAGATAAGTATTGTGTGTTTAATACTGGTTTATTTAATGCATATTATAGTCCGATATATGTTCAAGGAGTAAAAGATATATCTGTCGATCAAGGGTGGCGCTTTAAAAATTTTTGTACGGAATTTGAATTACTTCACACTGAAATTTTTAAATTTCCTAATAGAGCAGATTATTTTTCGAAAAGCAATGATTTAGTGTTTGATTGGCATTATGATATTAAAGTAAATTATAAACATATATTAGAAGATGAAGAAAATCGTAAGCGATTACCAGAAGTTGTGTTAAAAGCTGAAAAACCTGAGAGAGAATTAAAAGGGGCAATAGAAGAATCAATTAATAGAGTTATGGCAAATTATAAACTTGCTGTTCCACAATATTTTAGCGGAAAAATTCAACTGTTATTACCATTATACTTTGGGAAAGAAAATAAACCATGTTTAGCATTAACTTTAACCAAAGTTGAAAATGAAAATTCTGGTTATTATTTGGCACATACATGTTTAACTATGGATATGGCATATAATAACGCACGTCTTATAGCAAAACCAGAATCAAATTGGTTATTACCACAAAATATTGATTGAAATAATATATATTTTGTGATAATATATATGTATGCTTATATTAGCATAGGCTAAGATTTAATTGACCATTAAATTTAGTCGGGTTTTAAGGTCATATTCTATGTACATTAGATAGTTATACTATCTCCTATTTACCTTAGAGATATTTTTATGATATCTCTTATAAGCTGATATTGATTTAAGACTATTTGTGTCAAAAATCAAACTTAACTACTATGACAAAAGAGCAGGACTGATCTCCTGCTCTTTTAATATTATCACTACTCTTCTTTTCTACTCAACCCAAAATAAAAGACCTGTTATCCGACAAGTCTTTTACTCTCCCATACTATTTCTAAATATAAATACCTCTATTTGCAGCTTCTTGTCTTAAACCATCAATGGTTCTTTCCCAATGATCGATTTCACCTTTATCTCCTTTTGCTTGTGCATTATAAAGATTCCTTTCATATTCTCTTAAAAGATCTTGATAGTGTGTTCCACCAGGATTAGATTGTCCCATAATAAATACCTCCTTCGTATTTTGTAATTATATTATACTACTTTGAGGAAGATTTTACCATTCGGAACATTTGTTTAGGTGATTTGTTCCATTTTTAGAAATCGCTTTTACAGTTATTGCAATGCCACTGTTTTCCTATTTTCTTACTTGCTAATCCGAACATGGCAGTCGAAGTCATACGACTTACTGTACCAATTTTAGAAGTGTTCATTGAATGACAATATGGACATTCGATGTTAATATATTTTATAATAGCAGCCATGCTCTCCAATAGATTTAAAATTATGATTTTCAAGAATTTTTATCATATTATTAAGCATTTCTTCGTTGAAAGTATTATTCCATCTTCCTTCTTTATCTTGTTCTTGTGGACACGGCAAAGTAATGAATATGTGACTTGCTTCGCTTGTAATATATTCAAAAATTTCTTGAAGATTATTAAGTATGTAAGTTGCTATTCCCTTATTTCTGTATTGTGAAGAAATATGTAGTCTACTAAGATAACATACTAAAGGTGTTTCCCATATTCTATCTTTATCTAGTAAGTTATAATCTAATAAGGTTAATATTGATTTATATGTATCATCAGATATAACATCTGCAAGTTCTTTAATATCAACATTATAAGCATCTATATAATCGGTCTTAAAAAACTGAGCTTCTACTGTAGCAACTAAATCTTTTTTATTATAACATTCGTTATCTTCATCGTATTCATTCATTAGAAATAGATCAAATCCTGCATTAAAGCAGAATGTGTTATTGTACGCTTCGTCATATCTAAATGATTCTGCAAAAGCTTTATTAGTATCTATAAAGAATGAATCTTTTTTATAATGTGGTTTAATTAATAATTCCATGATTGATTCTCCTATTCTATTCTGATTTATTATATATGAGTGACTGAGCTTTAAAACTACCATCGTTATTCATAATAACATAAATTATAATTCTACTCTATTTCATGAAATGCATATGTATACGGTAAATCAATTTCTCCATATTCATTAATGTGTTCAATTTGCTCATCAAGAATTTCTGATTTACTGAAATCATAATATAAATATGATTTAGCCATTGCTGTAATCTCTATATCAAAACATTGACATTCGAGCAATACATGAAATACGTCATCTTCGGAAATTTCTATATTATATTCACGTCTTAAATGGTTTTTTGTTGATATTACTTTATGTCTGTAATTAACACACATAACAACAAATATCTTATCTACAAGAGAAAGTTCTTCAAAATTTATATTGTTTAATTTGTCTTCCAGATATAGATAGTCTTTTGCAATTATATCATTTAAAAAATTATGAGTGACTAAATAAGCAATTCTTTGATATGAGATACGCTTCATAGTTCTCTCCTATTCTTGTGATTTAGTATATTCTTTTGCAAATAAACCATCATCAACTGCATAAAGCAAGATAGTCCAATTACCATCAGAATCGGCTTGGTAAATATAGTCACCTTTATGTTTATATTTTGTAAATGTACTACTATCATCAGTACAGTTATCATAATTGGTGCAATAATGATATTTCCCATCTTTATTAAACACAAGACCTTCATTAACACTTGAATCTTCGTTTTTTAGGAATAAATCAAATGTTTTACCACTCGGAACATCTGTCTCATAAAATCTTCCGAGCATATTTTTATATTTATAAAGTGTTATTTTAAATGAGTTTCCATTGTTTAACTCTATTTCTGTAATATCACTATTAGTTTCATAAATATTGCCAATTTTATCATCAATTTTGGAATCTCTTAAAATACTGTCATTATATTTTTCATATACAATATGTTCATATAGATTATCTTTATTTAATATATAGCTTTCTTTTTTTACATAATCCATATTTGAAGCATTGAGGTTATCTGAATAAGTTCCATATAAGTCTGTATCAAATGAATTGTCTTTTTCAGTTTTACTACATCCTGATAAACACAATACTACAAGAGAAAATAAAATAAATAATTTCTGTTTTTTCATAAATCGTTCTCCAATCCATTAAAATATATACTCCTCAAACAAGTATACCATATAATAGTACGATATTCAAACAAGACACAGTGAAATCTTGGTTTGCAGGAACGGCATCTTCTGTAAATTCAGAAATTATTACACCATTTTCTAATGCGGAGCAGATTATTTATAAATATAATCAAGCAATCGAACACAATTCATTAACACAACAAGGTTGGCAACGACTTATAGCTCAATGTGACGATGGGTTAGCTTCTTATTTGACAAACATAAAAGGTTCAATAGCTTCAATGTCGGCATATTCTGTATCATTGCAAGGCAATATAACAGGATATACAAAGATAACACAAGCCATGAAACAGTACAACGCTTTAGGTGCGGTTAGTCAAAAAGAACAACAGAATTTTGCAACTGCTGTATCGTTGACAAATGCAAAACTTGGTTCTTACTTAACAGGACTTAATGGTGCGAAAGCAAGTTTAAGTGGTTATGGCGTATCTCTTATTGCTTCAACAGCAAAAACTGTTGGGCTCACTATTGCTACTACTGCCTTAAACGCAGCTTTAACATTTGGTATTTCTGCTATTATCACAGGAGTTGTAAGTGCTTTTGCAACTTGGATAAATAGCTCTAAGGAAATTACAGAAGCCGCAGAAGAAGCAAAAGATAAAATTGCTTCTATCAACGATGATTTAAAGACCAATACAGAAACAGTAGAAAATGCGAAACAGCGTTATGCTGAACTTGCACAAGAAGTTGAAAATCTTGGTAAAGTAAATCAAAGTCGTGGTTCGTTAAGTACAGACGAGTATGAAGAATTCCTTGATTTGAGCAATCAGCTTGCAGATGTATTTCCACAACTTAGTAAGAATTATGACGATAATGGTAACGCTATTTTAAATTTATCTGGCGATGTAGACACTATTGTTGGCTCATTGGACGATTTACTTCAGAAAGAAAAAGACCTTGCAAACCAAAAAATCATTGATGAATTTCCTGATGTTTATAAAGGTTATGTACAAGACTTGGGTGAAGCAGAATCAGAAGTAAAATCTGCAAAATCTGAATTTGACAAAATTAATAATGCATATCAACAGTTACAAAATAGTGGCGGCATGGTTCAGGCTTTTGACAAAGATAGCCTTTTGGGTACTTTTGAGAACGAAGATGGCGAAGAAGCTACAGTTGAATTAGCAAACTATATTCAAGCATTAGAAGATTTAAACATAGCTTATGAGAAAACAAATATTACAAGAAAAAATGCATATGGTGGAGATGAAGTAACTGGATATTTAATCACTGCAACAGGTGATATTGATACTGCATTTACTTCAAAGCTTGAAACAGCAAGAAAAAATCTCCAATATGCAGAGCAACAACTAGAAGGTGAAAAATCTTCTATTGATTCATATTTGAATACATGGTTACAGTCAGAATTTACTTATAATCAAATTGACGATAGTGGTTTACAAACTGCTGTTCAAGATATGATTATGAATTTTGATTTTTCTAGTTTACCAGACAATATTGATAAAAATGATTGGAATGCGGTTAGCGAATATTTAAGACGCAATATTCTATTTGCTATTAATGACGTACAAGACAATCCAGAAATTTCAAAAGCAATATCTGAAGTATTTACGAATCAAGATTTGACACCAGAAGAAAAAGCTAACTACTTACAGCAGATAAAAGATTATTTTGACGACCTTCTTGGTGAAGATAATGCTATTAGTATATCTTTACAACCTCAAATTAAGGATACAGATGCTTTGCAAAAATCTATCAAAAAGACAGCAGATAGGTTTAATGACTCTGATAAGATTAAAGATTTCTTTGATACGGAAGGTATTAACACTGATGAAGAGGTCAATGATTTTAACAAGGTTACAGAAGGAATTAATGATGCTGACAAGGCTATTCAAAAATGGAATGAGCACAAAAAAGCATCAGAAGATTCCTTCGAAATTCCAGACGCAGATACCCTCAAACAGCAGATCTCAGACCTCAACTCCGCAATAGATTCTATTCAGTCAGCATACGACACTCTTACATCCGCTTGTGAGGAATACAATTCTAATGGCGGTCAGTTATCTATCGACACGATTCAATCACTACTCTCTCTTAGCGATGAATATCTTGCTTGTTTACAAGTAGAGAATGGACAGTTATCACTTAATGCAGACGCAATGGCACAGTTAGCACAAGCGAAACTTGATGAAGCACAGGCTACTGCCGTTACTCAAGCTATGACAGAGTTACAAGCTATTGCCAATGGCGAAGCAGCACAGTCAACTACAAATTACATCACTGGTAATGCCGCTCTTATGAGTAGTTTAGCTCAATTAAGTGGTTCATATGAAGGTGTTGCTCAAGCAGCTATGACAGCAGCACAGGCGCAGGAATTATCGGCTCGGATTTCGGCTGCATCAGCAAAAGATAAGACTGCAACAGAAAATGTTATGAAAGGTCTTGATACTAAACTAAAGCTGATACAGTCAACTAAGAATGCTATCTCTGCTGGTAATTTTGCTTCTGTGTCAAAGAAATCTTCATCAGGCTCATCATCCAAATCATCCAAAGATGAACTCAAAGAAGCCTTCCAAGCTGAATATGACCTTCTCAAACACAATCTTGAGATGGAATACATCACAGAGGAACAGTATTACAATGGCGTACAAGCATTAAATGAAAAATATTTTGCTGGAAAAGAAGAATACCTTGACGATTATCGGAAGTATGAGGAAGAAGTCTACAAAGGTCTGAAATCATATTATAAGTCATATTGTGATGATATGATGGACTATTATGATAAGAAACTGGATGCAAGCAAAATGTCCTATAAGGAATACTGTGATTCCGTTTCTAAGATGCTTGCAGATATGCATAACTCTGGTAAAATCTCAGACAAAGATTGGTATGATTATACCAAGACAATGTTAGAAAAACAGAAAGATGCATATGACCGTGCTTTATCTGCGATCACAAGAAGATTGCAGAAAGAAATTGATGCTTGGCAAGCAAAAATAGATGTACTCAATGATCAAAACGATGCCTTAAATGAGCAGAAAGACAATTATGATAAAATCCTATCTGCTGTATCGAATGTTTATGATAAAGAAATAGACAGATTGAATGAGCAAAAGGATTTATTGCAAGATCAAATAGATGCTTTAAACGATAAAAATGATGCTTTAGACTTGCAATATAGAAAAGAACAAGCACTTTATGCCTTACAGAAAGCACAACAGCAGCGTACTCGTAAGTTATATGTAGAAGGCAAGGGATATATATACGATACTGATAATGAAGCTATTCGTGATGCACAGAAAGACCTTGATGATATTACAAATGAAGAATTAATTAACAGTCTTCAAAAAGAACAAGATAAAATTCAAGAATCTATTGATATTTTGGATAAGTATAAAGAAAAGTGGAATGAAATTCCTGATGCTTGGGATAAAGCAGTAAGCGAACAACTTGCTATCGAACTTTGGGGACAGGAATACGAAAAACTTATTCTTTTAAACAGAACTTCCGATATTGAAAACTTTAAAACCAAATACCTTAAGATTCAATCTCAGATTAATGACAATGAAGAACTCATTAAGTCATATGAAGAAAAAGTTGACTACTATAATAAACTTAAAGATCAGTGGTCTTCTCTTACTGATGAATATAGTAACAGTGTGGACGACATGTACGCAAAAATGTTACTTGGTCAGAGTTGGGAATCCGATGTCCTCAATGGTCGTCTGTCAACATTAAATGATTTCAGAAATCAGTATAATGATATTCAAAAGTCAATTTCTGATATGGCATGGCAATCTGCAAATGCTCAGATATCTGCATTAAATGCTGTTAAAGCAGCAGAGGCAACAAAAGCACAGACTTCTGGTGGTTCTAATGGTTATTCTGGTTCAAGTGGAAATGTTAGTTCTGTAAGCAAACCATCACAACCCAAAAAAGATACTGTACAACATTATTGGATATACAGAACACTTGGTACTTTTAATACAAATGGGCAAGCTTCTAGTAAGATTGGAATGCTTGGTGGAGATGGTGTTATTAGTGTTGGTGGAAAATATCTTGTTGTAAAGTGGAAAAAGGGATATGTGACGAGAGGTGAAGCGTCAAGCAATATTGTTAATTATGGTGGTAATGGCGTATACAAACGTTATGCTTCTGGTACGGATAATGCGAAAAAAGGATGGAATATTGTTTCTGAAGAGAATCCTGAACTTATTATTAGAAACAATGGTGAAATCGACCTTGCAAAAGGCGAACAGTTTTACAATTTCCAAGGTGGCGAAAAAGTAATTCCTGCGAATGAAACCAAAGAGATTCTTAAGAATCAAGGTAATGTTGAACAGTTGCCAGGTACTAAAGTTCTGCCAGATGGTACGGTGCTTACACCTATTCCTGTCTATGATAATTTTGCACAAATGATGGCGAAGTTAAATATTGGAGATGCGATAAACTCTATTCCTATTCAGCATTATCAGCCGAAACAAACTGATTATAGTGAATTGGTGAATAACAATCAGAATACATCTAATTCTATTTCCATTGGTAAAGTTATTTTACCGAATGTAGAAAAGCCAGAACAATTTGCAGGTGACATTTTAAAATATAGCAATGGTATTGTTGACCAACAACTTTCAAAAAGAAGGAGATAAATAATATTTGGGTGGTAAAACACCCCTATATTATTTTAATATTATTATGAATAATGGATATAAAGCTATTGAAAAAATATATGAAAATGTTATTCGCATAGTAGATAAGAAAATTGCCCATTTATATTCAGATAAAGAGGCAATTATAGTCTCTCAAAATGAAGATTCTTATACTGTGTTAATTGATTCATACAAGTACAATGTAAAAAATGGAACAAACATTAATTTTAAATCTGGTGATAAATGTTTAGTTCATTATATAAACGGGAATCAACAGAGAAAATTGATTATCGCTAAACTGTGAGAAAGGAGACATTATGCCGATACCTCAAAGGCGAATAGATTCATATGATATAGAAACATCTGTTTCCGATGATACAATTTTAATTGCAAATAAAAATGGAAAAACAATTAATATTGAGTTTTCTTCTATCCCAAACTATATACAAGAAAACATATCATACATTACAAATGAAGAAATAGATGTATTATTTAATAAAGGAGAATGAATAAATGCCACAAGATTCTATTTTAAACCTAAATGGACTAGACCATTTATTGAATAAACTAGATGAAAAATTTGACAAAAAGGTTGATATAGTTTCTGGAAAAGGATTATCAACTAATGATTATACAACAAATGAAAAGACAAAATTAGCCGGTATTGCCAGTGGTGCAAATAAATATACTTTACCAACCGCTTCATCTTCTACTCTTGGTGGAGTAAAAACCACATCTACTGTCACATCCAATAGTGGACATATTGCATGTCCAATTATCGGTGGTGTCCCATATTACAAAGATACAAATACAATTTATTCACCAGCAACAACTTCTGCAAATGGTTTGATGAGTTCAACCGATAAAGCAAATTTAAATACAGTAATGTCTACTCTCGCACTTGCAACATGTGCAACCGCAAGAAATGTTGCTGCTAAAGTTGCTACACTTGCAAATTTCGTACTTAAGCCTGGTGCGACAATTGTTGTAAAATTTACAGATACAACTACAGCCAATCCTTCTAGTGGCAATCTTACATTAAATGTAAATAACACAGGTGCTAAAACTATAGCTTTTACAAGAAATGGTGCTATAGGTGCTTTAACTTATACTAGTGCAGGTGCTTTTTATAATAATTTAGCACATGTTTTTACATATAATGGAACTTACTGGGTGTGCTTAAGCTACAATGCAGATAATAATACATGGACTTCATTTAAAGGTGCAACAGCTTCAGCAAATGGAACTGCTGGATATATACCTGCTCCAACAAAAGGAAACCAAGACAAATTTTTTAGAGCAGATGGAACATGGGCTATTCCTTCATCGTCTTCTGCTGGGCATGGCTTTAAAATAGATTCAACAGAGCCTTCTGATCAGGTTACAGATGATGAATGGTTAAAAGAATATTAGGAGGTGATTTAAAATGGCTACACTGCCAACCCCTACTCTATCTTTAATATCAACTTTTGATCCTTCTGAAAATAATAATATTTATTTTTCTTATAGCGGAAATCAAATTGAAAAAAAGAGAATTATTATTGTAGACAATAAGACTTTTGAAACTGTATTAGACAATACACAGCTTGGGATGAAATTATGTTATGATTTGCCAGCAAACACAATTAAAGCTGGTCAATATACCGCACAAATTCAAGTATTTGATTTTGACGGAAATTCTAGTGAGTTATCTCAACCTGTTCTTTTTTATTGTTACTCAACACCAATCGTTTCATTTTCAAACTTTACAGATAAAATAAATAAATCTTCTATTAATTTATCATTATCATACACACAAGCCGAAAACGATTCTATAAAAGAGTTTGCGTTCTATTTGTACGATTTACAGAAAAATTTAGTGACCAAATCAAATAGTTTTTATAGTTTAAACGATTCTTCGTATACATTTCTAGGATTAAAAAATTTAACTACATATTATGTTCAATGTAAAGGAACATCTTTACATAATATGGAGTTTGATACTGGATTATGTGAAATTAATGTTAATTATATAGTACAGCCTAACAATATGTTGCTTCGACTTTCGAACAATAAATGCGAAGGGTATATCCAAGTTGATTGTAATATTATTGATATTGGTTACATTATAGAAGGTGGAAATCCAGAGTTCAGTAATGGCGAAATCATACTTGATAATAAAAAAGTAACTTATATAAGTGGATTTGATTTTTCAGATAACTTTTCAATGTTTGTAAAAGCAAGAAAAACACCATTAGACACTCCGTTCTTTGGATATACGACTTCATCTGGCAATGTAGAATTATCAATAAAAAAAATTGCTTTAAATTATTATTGTGTATTGAGAGCAGATTCTGTGATAGGTTCTTATTATAGATATGTTAAATTGCCAAATGTAATGATAATTGATGAAAATTCTAATCAAATTATTGATGAAAACGCAAATGTTCTTTCATCTCAAGTTACTCTTGATAATATTAATAATTATATCATTGTATTTGAAGTAAAGCGAAAAAACAACTTATATAGTTTAAAAGCATATTATGAAGACAATGGATATGTAGAAATTAAATAAAGGAGGTTGGTTTTATGCTATTTTTAGGTACGACATTTTTTGGAGCTAGATATACAATTGATCCATCTCCCACTATGGCAAAGGATATAAAAAATATATACATAGAGAATGGAACTTTTGATCAACTGTTTGTCAGCAAAAATCCAGATTTGAAAGTAGAAAATGGATATGATGAATGGGATTATGATACCATTTTAAATGCCAAATTTGATGACAATACTGTTGATGCTGGTAATTCAGGATTCTCACTTAGTAATACTGATTATGTATTAATTAAATGTAGGGAAGTCGGAACTTTTGATTGGACTCCGCTTTATGCTATAAAAATTGAAAAAATTGAAGATTTTAAAGTTTCTAAAAAAGATTTTTTCAGACCAAGTAATAAAGATTATGAATATATGGTCGTATCTGTATGTAATGGAATTGAAAATACATATGTAACCGAAACAATTCATTCTGAATTTAATGGAATGTATGTGTGCGATAAAGATAATATATACGGAACGCTATATAATATGGATGATTTGGATTCTACCAGACCGTCTAGTTCTTCTACTCTTTCTTTATATAATAATCGTTATCCATGTGTTACAAACAACAGTATTTCCAATTATGAGCAAGGCTCTATTGCAGGAGATTTTATTAAATTTGATCAAGATAATCTCACAGTTGATATATCTGGTGGAATTGATTATAGAAACAATGTAAAGGATTGGCTTTTCAATAGAAAACCAAAAATTCTTAAATTTTATGATGGACGTATTTGGCTTATCAGTGTTTCAGGAGATATATCTGACACTACAGACGGTCATAACGATTTAAGAAAAATAGGATTTGATTGGATTGAAATTGGAAATGTTAATGACGCAGAAACTTTATATGACTGTGGGCTATCTGATGTTGGAAAGGAATGGTGGTATTGATGATATATACCGTTACCGAGTTGGACAAACAGACGTTATTGCAGCCTAAATTAAATGTACAATACAGATTTACAATACAAGATGATTTGGGGAATATATTAGATATCGCAGATAATATTATCCCAGATACTTACACTGTTTCTACAGACGATAATATAAGAAGAAAAGTTACAATATCAATATATGATATTAAAAAGATTGAAGATTGGTTGAACTTATACATGAGACTGAATTTTGTTTTTGAGGTTGGAATTTTTAGTTTTAGAAAAGGTGATTATATTTGGTATCCTTGCGGAACATATATTATTACAGATAGCAGTACCGTAAAAGATGCTATTAATAATACATTAACTACAACATTAGAAGATTGGTTTGCTAAAATGGATGGAACTCGCAACGGACAAGTTGGTGGTGCTGCTACGGTTATCATTGAGCAAAAAGATTCGGATGGAAATATCGCAACAATCCAAAAAGTTTTGAGAAACTTTATTGTTTCAGAAGAAATTACAGATAAGATTTTGATTGAAGATATTGGTGAATTTTATGGGATGCAATCTACAAATCCTAATGGTTATTTAGAATATAGAAAAAATAATCCAGATTGGAATAAGTTACCAAGTGATTTAGAATTCTCTGCTGGGGATACTCAAGCAGATATTGTATCTGACATTACAGAATTATATCCGAATGTACAATCATATTTTGATGTATATAATAACTTTTGTTGTAATATGATTCCTTCATGTCAAAATGATTCTATATCTCTTGATAATGATTTCATTCAAAAGATTTTGGTGTCTGAAAGTACAGAAAATACAACATATACGCTCTCTTCTATTAAAAATGTAACAGAAGTATTTGGAAAATCATATGATATTGATAGAAACGCAGATGAAAATTGTATTGTTTCTTCAAATATATTTAATTTAACATTAGATAAATATGATATGTATTCAGAATATGAAATTATTGCATTTAAACCAAAATCTACGAATATAGCAAATCCAATGGTCAATATTAATTCTCTTGGTCAGATTCCAATTTATCAAGAATATACTTCTAAACCAATTCCACAAAATACAATTATTGCAAACGAAGTAAATACAATCATGATTAGAAAACAAGATGAAACATTCGTTTCATATTATCTTGGACAGTTTCAGCCCCATGCGTTATGTGTATTGACTTGTGATTTAAATGATAAAAAATATACTAAAAAATATTTCGAAGATAAATATAATTGTAAAAATGTAATACTAAGATTAGAACATAATAGTCCATATGCAATTCAAAAAATCAAAGAAGTGTTGGATGTAAAAACAGGTGATGAATTTGATAATATTATGTCTAATTCTATTGCAGAACAAAATGCAATTTACTTTAACAGAAAATCATCAAGTATGAACGATACCGTAGAAATTTCTACGAAACTTGTTCCTTGGTTAGATGTAAATCAGAAAGTTGAATATCAAAAAATAGACGATGATACGCCAAAACAATATATAGTAAAAAGTATATCACATGATTTGAGTTCTTACATTAGTACAATAACTTTACAAAGATTTTATCCATTATATTATGATTGATGAAAGGAGAAACAATGACTTTCACACTATCAAATTACAAAAATGTTGATAGTACCGTAATTCCAATAATTGATGAATTTTACAGATTGAGAGATTCTGGTGACAATGTTGCAGCTTTTCAATATGCAAAAGATAATGAAAAAATATTAAAGCCATGTGGTGTTAACTGTGAATCTTTTAATAAAATTGAACTTGGAATCTACGATTTAGCAAAAGAGATATTTTATTCTCAAAGAATTATTATTCAGAAAGAACAACCTGACGTTGACGCATACAAGCTAAACGAAGGTAGTGAATGGCTAAAGGAATACTAGGAGGAGAAATATGGTTTTAAGTGATTATTATCCTACTTTGAGAAATGATATATCTATTGATGATAAAGATATATACAATCAACATACAAACTTAATAAAAGAAAAAAAATATCAAGAAGCAGTAACCCTATTATCTAACAATAGCCAGATAGATAGTGTTACTGCTTCTCTTTTAAATTCATGGGAACAAAAAATTTATTCTTTGTGTCAAATCAAGAAAGAATATTATAACCCAATTATTACAAAGCAAACAGAGCCAACAGAGTCTGAAATGAAAGACAAAGTAATTTGGCAACAAGAATATTGATAGGAGGAAATTATATGAGTATTGCAAGTGGCTTTACTAAAATGAAAAATTACATACTTACGAGTAGTGGATATAAATTATTATCAAGGTGGACAAGCTCACAGACAGTTCATATGGGCGATGGAACTGATGACACAGATACAGTTGAATATAGATTTGGAGCAATGAAAGGCGTTACTTCTTCTCTTGCAACAGATAATGATGAATTTGCTTTATCTGCATCGGCAGGGAAAAATTTACAAGATCAGTGCACACAGTTAAACCAGAGTTTAACTGAGTTAAACGAAGTGATCTTTAAAGAACCTAGTCAAATCAAATATCTATATAATTACACATCTGCAATGCAGAAAGTGTTCGAGTATGAATGTGAAGAAACAGGTATTTATGTCATTAATATAAGCGGCGATGATTTTTTCACACATTGTTTTATTACAGATAAGCGGTATGAAACACAAATAGCGGCTATGTCCAACAATGGAGTAGCGACTAAAATCCAATGCACGAACCAGTATAAGATGTATAAAGGACACAAATATAATATTGAGTTATGGAATGCCACATTTCAGATGTATAAGTATTAAATTTACTGATAAATAATCATTATTTCGGCAATGATCCAGAGTTTAATTACTGCCAATTATCCCAAATAATAATGAATTGTTTAACGCATTATTATTTGATGTAATACTGAACATGTGATCATTTTCATATTGTATATCAATGTAATAAATATTGTATCCATCAAAATAATTACATCTTAAAGTGGCTCTTGAAGAAAATATAATTTGATCCATTGAAATTTCAGTTAATATTACATTGTCTTTAGTTGACAGATATATTTGAATTGTTTTATATTTTGAAAAATAATTTGATGTAGAAATTCCATTTGCATTTCCTACTTGCCCGCTATATAGAATTTCATTTTTCAAGTTATCTTTTATATTATCTAAACTCTGGTTTAATTCAAATTCATTTATAAATCTTTCCGAACATTTATTCGATTTCCATTATTTTCCATTAATAAAAAGAGAATAACCAAATAGAAGCAAACATATGTTCTAGGAGGTATTTATATGACAAGTGCAAAAGACGAATTAATAATGATGTATATGAATGAATGCATGGAAAGATTTAGTGGTGAAGATTTGAAATTTTTGAAGGAAAAATTTTGGATGGTGTCATACAATTTTTCTGTTGAACAAATAGAATCTACGGAGCTTACTACTACGAATGGAAATACAACAGATTTGTTATTTGAATATTTTAAAATCGGGAAAATGAGTAGTAATAAATCAGATTTAACAATTGATCAATATAGACGTGTAGTTAATCAATTGTGCGACTTTTCTCACAAAGAGTTAAACATGATTACAAGTGATGATGTACTCTCTTTTTTAGCAAAATACAAAAAAATACATAATGTAAAAGATTCTACTATGGACAGTAAGAGAAAATACTTATCTTCTGTTTTTAGTTATCTGTACAAACATAAAAAGATTTCCGAAAATCCTATGTCAATAATCGAACCTGTAAAATATAAAAAGTGTGTTAAAGTTCCTCTCAGAGATGAAGAAATTGAATTGCTTAAGATAAACTGTACAAATACACGTGATCTTGCAATTTTTCAATTTTCATTGGATACAGGTGTCCGTGTAAGCGAATTATGCGGAATAAATCTATCTGATATGGATTTTAGAAATTATAATTGTAAAATCCTTGGAAAAGGAAATAAAGAAAGAATCGTATCGTTTTCTGGTAAAACAATGATGCGAATAAATGAATATTTAAAACTACGAAAAGATATTAATTTTAATGGAGCATTTATGCAATATTCTGATAATACTCCACTGTTTAAGTCATTTAAACGGAATGATAGAATTCATAAAAGTGGTGTTGAAGCAATGATGCGAAAGGTTGGAATGAAAAGTGGTGTTGTACGAATACACCCACATCTTCTACGAGCTACTTTTGCTACAAGATTAGCAGAAAAAGATACTGACATAGGCATCATTGCAAAATTGTTAGGACATACTGATTTACAGAGTGTTAATCGTTATGTACTAACAGACCAGAATAAAATAGAACAAACCGTTAGATTAAAAGGATTTTGTTCATAATTCTTAGAATATAAGAATATATTTATCTATATGATAAAATTTAAGAATTATATTTAATAATATGCCAGAGTTTAGCTAACTTAAAAAATCCAGCTAAAGGAACAAAAGGTATTCTAGTTAATGACGGTTCGCCTTTAACTAAAGATTATTTATTAGTTTATACTCTTAAAACGACAGATAAAGCATATACAGGAGCAAGTTTCTCACTAAATGGAATTAAATTTGGCGATCTTGTAACTAGAACACCAAATAACGTCACTGAAATAAGTGGTTGTATAAGAGCTTATAATGGCGATATTGTTTCCACAAATGTTGCAACCGCAGGTGGATCTGCTGTTGTATATGCGTATACACCAAATACGATCTAAATCTGGTATTATAAATGATATTTTTAACGATATTATATATCAGAATAAAAACTATTTATCTTGCATGGTATAGCTTAGCTACATAATTAACACCTGCTACATTTGTATCTACCTCAACTTCAACAATATCATTTTTTAATACCGGGAATAAAGGGGATGTATAATATCCGTACCTCATGTTAACCGTATATCCCTCTTCAATAACGACATTATTAATTCGTATCCTATAAAAAATTGAAGCCGATGTGGTAAGCGTTGCACCATGAAGTTGAAAAAAACCATCTTTACTTATGTTGTAAGTTGCACCACCAGTTGTTGGTGTCCGAAGAGTGTCAAAATGTGCGTAGTCTGGAATTTTGTTAGCTAAACTCTGGCATAAATTTAAAATATAAATTCTTAGATACAAAGAAAATTAATATCTTTTCGTTATTAAATCTAAAAGAAAGAAGGAATTTAATAACATGGAAAAAATAAGATTTTTAAATAATGATACTATTTATGATGTACAATTATCATTTTTAAGAGAAAACATCGTAAAAATACAATTTACTTCTATCCCATCAGAAAAATTTTATTTGTCTGGATTTAAATTGCTTAATGAACATAATTTAAGTGTTATGGGCGATTTTTCATTATTTACAACGAAATACAAAGACACAGATGAAGAAAATACTATTTATTTATCAACTGGTGAAATTTATGTGGAACCAGTAGTTCCTGATCCAGAACCTATTCCAGAACCTACCGAGGAAGAATTGGCTGCACAAAAACTTGCCGAGTTCAATATGGAAAAAGAAAATAAAATTTATGAAATGAGAAGTGCTTGTGAAACTACTATTGAAAAAGGTATTACAACATCAGACGGGAAAACTTATTCATATACAGTTCAAGACCAGTCTAATATTTTAAATGCAATGAATTTGGCAAAAGCAACAGGATTAGAAGTTCCTTATCATGCAGATGGAGAATCATGCTCCTTGTATACATATGAAGCCATTGCGCCTATTTATATGCAAGAACAGATGAATCTAACAAAGAATCAAACCTATTTTAATCAGGTAAAACTTTATATCGAATCTGTAACCGATGTAAAAGATATTGATTTGATAAAAAGTATTTATTATGGCACAGATTTAACTGGTAAGTATTTAGATAAATATAATGAGATTATGGTGCAGAGTGAAAAAGTCATTCAGAAATTAGTTTCAACTAATTAATTGGAGATATATGAGAAAATTAATAAAGTATAGTATATTGTTTATAATCTATGGAACTATATATTTTGTCATTGAATGTATATACAAGGGCAAATTAACCGATTGGCGCATGTTTATATTGGCTGGTTTTATTGGTATTGCTATAGGACTAATAAATAATTTGTTCGAGATGAATACAGATTTTGTATTACAATGTTTTGTAGGTTCAATGATTGCCACTTTGTCTGAGGCTGTTGGTGGATATTATTGGAATATAGAAAATAATTTAGGTATATGGAATTACTCTTCTCTTCCACTAAGTTTCGTTGGTGGTCAGATAAATTTGTTCTTTTCTTTGATATGGTTATTATTGTCCGGCATATGTATTATTTTAGATGACATTCTCCGTTGGAAACTTTACGAAGAAGAAAATCCAAAATATTATATACATGGCAAATTAGTTTTAAAAATTGAATAAAGCTTTAGGGTTGGCTTTTAAAAAAGCTAACCCTATTTTTTACGATTTTAATAATTATGCCAGAGTTTAACTAACATTCCTATATTCAGATGTGGTCGAATTAGAGTATCGTATGATAGTCCTCAATATTTAAAAGCAAATGTTGTTTTTGATAAAGAAATGCCATCATATGATTATTCAGTTACTATTGGCATTGACTCAAATGTTATCGATTGCACAGCTATATACTATGAAAACAGAAGCGTACATGGATTTGGAATTTCCATATATAAAGCTGACGCAAAATTCACAAGCGTTGACGGTGTAAATCTGTCTTGGATTGCTGCAATGTAGTTTTTTAGCAACAGAAATTCTGCTTATATAGTATTTGCACGTATTTTCAGATTTTTGACCACCTGTAATAATAAGATTTTTTAATTAAGAACAATGAAACCTGCTCCGAGACTTCCACCACCGCTATCGTTGGTTTTAAAACCGCATTGTGTTCCTGCGTAAAAGTTCATTTGCACGCCGTCTAAGCTGGTACCGTTGTCTCGATGTCCCATTTCACCGTTAGAAAAAAAGTCTATGTCACGTTTGTTATAGCCTTGCCAATATACTGTAGCAGTAAAATTTTTTGTAGGAACTATACCAGCACTATTTACTGTGAAAAAATTGGGATTTACACCGACCCATCCTGTTACCCACTGTCCATTGGAATAGCTGTCTATTGATCGCCATCCTGCTATACAACTGCCACTAGGAACACCTGCTGATTGACCAGCAGCATAGCCAGTATTATAGCCATCCTCATATCTTTTAAAAGGGGATACTGTACCGGCACCTCCTGTTCCACTTCCAATGTATTTATATAAAGTGCTATTTTCTGCTGATGAAGTTCTCTGTTGTACAATACCCCAGACAGTCCTTCCGGGGGATAATGTAGTGGTATCCGTGGACAAAGTACCAGAAAACCAATCTACATTTGACGCTACTACATCAAAATCAACTGTAGTTGCAGGAGATAATTGTCCCAGTAAATAATTTTTATTTATATAATCGCAGACAGCTTTTGCGTCAGCAGCAATATTTGGCAGTATTAATCTGAGATACGTTTTCTTTGAATTATTAACATTAGTTAAACTCTGGTATAATAAGACAATCTTTTATATTATAATACTTCAAATTTTTCATTATAGTTTAACCATATACTACCATTCATAAATTCATCAAAACTTTCAACCCATTCTTTATTTTTGCCATCGTCTTTTTGATAAGCAGTTAAAAATAAAGCCTGAACATATTCTAATTTATTAATTAAAAGGCTGTTAAGTTTTAATATATACATAATATCAATTGCAGTTCTAAAATCTTCCTCCGTGTCTGCCTCGACATAACAAAATATTTTGTGTGATGTTATTTCATCAATAAGTTTGTCGATATTAATTATATCGCCATTTTGCGAGTATGGTGTAATATAATCATTTATAAATAAAATATCTTTATCTTTACCTACAAGTTTTAGTTGAAGTCCTTTGAAATCTATTTCGTGTATTCTCATATTATTACATATAAAGGCTGTTTAATGTTGTTACGCCTTTTTCTTTAATCGTATCAGTCAAATGGTTCGTATATATTTCCATCGTTGTTTTTAAGTCTTTATGTCCCAATCTACGTTGAATATAAACATAATCTGCCCCATTCTCTGATAACATAGTTCCATGTGTATGTCTAAGGCTATGTGTATCGTATTCTTGGAAATTTAGTTGTGTATGGATTATATAGGATGTATGTTGAGCGGTTCTAGGTGAAATATACGATCCATCTTCTCTTCTACACACAAAATCAACTATATGCTGTGAGATACTTTGCGATATTTTATTTACTGGTAATACCTCGTCTGTTTTTGAAAATACCATATTATTTTCACAATAATATTTATTATAATATTCGTCATAATATGCTCTAGCTTTGATCTGTTTATTATATTCTTTTTTGAGTGCTTCCACTAAAACATCATCTATTTCTATTGTTCTGTAAGAATTATATTTAGGTGCGCTAAAATACCAAAAGCCATTTGATTCTGATGTTCCATTGGCTTTTTTCTTTTCTTCTTTTGTTCTTTCTTCACCAGTCTCCCACTGAACTTGTCTATTTACAGAAAGTGTTTTATTTTTAAAATCAATATCCTCCCATACAAGAGCATAAATTTCACCTAATCTTAACCCCGTATGATAACCAATTATTAATGGGATATATGCTGATGATCCTTCTGGAAAACGTTCAAATATTTTATTCATTATATTTTGTGGTATATATACATGTTTCTTCGTGCGAGTTTTATTCTTAGGCTGCATTTTTGTTGGTATTGTTAATCTTGTGGCAGGTGTCATAGTAATATAATGTCTATCAAGAGCAAAATCAAATGATTTTGTGAGTAATCCTTTTACTGATGAAATTGTATTTCTTGAGAAGCCATCATTATACATCTTTGTAATAAAATCTTGTAAATTATTTTTGGTTATTGCTTTAAGTCTATATTCTCCAAGAGCAGGTTTAATATATAACCTTATCTTCTTCTCGTATCCTTGCAGCGTAGAAGCTTTACAATTAAGCTTACAATCCATTTCTAACCATTGATCGAGGAAATCTGCATAAGACATATTAGAAGGCTCTATTGGCTGTCCTACGTGTTCATATGCCTGTTGTGCAAGTTTGCCAGCCTCTCTTGCTTCTGTTTTTGTTTTAAATCCAGATTTTGATTTCCATTTTCTTTTTCCGTCAACAGATGCAATTTCAAAACGATACTCATATACAATTTTTCCAGTTGATAAAGTTCTTGCTTTTATTAGAACATCTTTCATATTAACACCTCTTTCAAAAGAACATTTGTTTGCATTTTCTTTTGTAAGATGATAATAACATAGTAAGTCCACATTTTCAAGGACATATTTCAAGTCCACATTTGATTTGAATGTGGACTTGATGTGGACTTGATAGCCGTGTTGGAAGTCCACATTTGTTTTTAACAT